ATGACGCCGAGGTCGGCCATTGAGGACCGCGAAGAGTTGCTGCTTCGATGGGCACTGTCCGACGACGTCCGGCGCATCGCTGAGCACGTCACTAGCCGGCCCCGCGACATTCGCTCCGCGATAGCGTTCGAGACCCAAACTTACTCTGGTCACATCCCCGGCGCTGTCGATGCGCGGTCTACGCTTTTTGAACAGGAACTGACGAGCAACCCAACGCTTTTTGTAGTCTCTGAGCCCTCCGTTTCTCCACTGACGCGCCGCAATCACGTCTTAGCGTGGGTCCTACGCGAAGCAGAGTCATTGATCTTTTCGGCCATTCGCCGTCACAAGCTCGGTCCTGACCAGGAATGGATTCATGGCCGTGCGGCACTAATTGAGCAAGCTACGCGCTCGAAGCTTTTGCGCGAGGTGATGCTCTCGCCTTCCGGACGGCGCAGGCCAGGCGGGGCCGAGATTCGCGATGCCCGCAAGAGCCTCTCGCCCCTCTATCGGGTGGCGGCGGATGCGGTGCTCTTGTTCGAAGGTATCGAGCGCCTTGAAACTGAGGCCCTCAAGGTATTGCTGTCTGGCACCATGATCGTTCAACTTGAAGACTGGCAGAAGCTCGAACTGGCCGCAGGGCTTGCAATGGCCGAGGCGCTTTCGATCGCGTGTGGCGAGCGCATGCATTGGAAAGGCTCAATCGCTGGGGGCACCGAGATCGCTTCAGTCGGGCGATATAGGATCCATTGGCAAAACGCGCTGCCCAAGCGGGCTGACGCACAGCTTGATGCATCTGAGCTCATAGTCCGCGAGGTGGCCGAGGCGTTGCGGGCTGGCCTTGGCCTGGCACGAGCCGACATTTCAGTCATCGACGAGATCACGCGGACCAACGTCTCGCACTTGGAATGCAAATGGTTCGGCTCGCCTAACTCTGCAAGCTCGGCGATCGTTGACGCAATCGAGCAACTCGTCCGCTATTGCAGGGACTCGCGACCGGCTAGCCTTGCGTCGGCTAAAACGTTGCTCGTCGATAGCGCGGTGATCTGCTCGGACCTGGCCGGTTTTGATGAAAGCGTTGATGGTTCCAAACCCGTAAGTCTCACCGACTTTTCTGGTTTGATCGTCGGGCGCCTATTGCCATTGGCATTAAGGCTGCACGCGAAAACGGCCTTTGCCCTCGCGGCCTGACCCCTACCGCGTCTCGCCTCCATTGGCCACAAGCGGCACGGCAGTCTCGTCGATCGGCTGCGAACACGGCGTGTTGATCGAATAGACAGCGGGTCGTCCCCGGCCAATCACCGAGTCGGCTTGGAATCGCCCCAGCCCGCCTCGTATGTATTCGCTGGACAACTCGATGCATGCCCACTTGCGCTTCAAAGACTCCGCCACCATGCCCGTCACGCAAGAGCCGCCAAAAGGATCTAGGACCATGTCGCCGGGATCGGTGAGCATACGGATGAAGTATTCTGGGAGCAGCGCCGGGAACCGGGCAGGATGAATGTCGATTCCGTTGGCTCGGCAATACTCCTGATAAGTGCCATTGCTTTCAGTGTTGGCAATAGCCAGAAGGTTGGGCGGAACCGATCCACCGTTGTCCTTGGAGAATTTGTCCGAAATATCGTGGCCCGATGGACGCAACTTGGCCGTGTAGCCATTCTTGAGCAAGCTCTTCATCGAATCCGAGTACGGCGCAAGCACCCGCTTATTGCTGGCCTTAGGAAATGGTGTCTTCGAGAGCCACCATATGCAGTTGATCGCATCCTTCACGCGAACGCGACGGACGTTTACCCACTCGGCAGGCGATGGCAGCTTGGCCGGGTTCCACCAATAATGCTCTTGGGCCAAATGAAAGCCATATTCTTCGCAGAGCATCACCAGCAGCTTGAAATGGTATAGCGAACGGGTGGGCGAACCCGACTTCCATGCTCCCCCAATGTCGATGACCAGGCTGCCGTTGTCTTTGAGAACACGATGAAAGCCCTCGGCGAACGGGCGAAACCATTGACAGTATTCCGCGGCGTCCTCGTTTCCATATGACTTTTTTCTGACCAGTCCGAACGGGGGCGACGTCAGGATTAGGTTGACGGAACCGGGCTTAGCTCGGTGGTGCAAATATTCGAGAGAGTTACCTTGATAAATCTTGCCGAGGTCCGTCTTGAACGCTTCACTGAACGGCCCATAGGTCTTCCCGTTTATCTTGTCGATCCGCTTCTGCTCAGGTGCAGCCGCGACCTTGTGAAGATGGCGGATGTAATCGCCGAGGGACTTGAATCCCAGGGCTTGCGATGTGAACTCCATCTCCTCTCGCTCGTTGGCGGTCAGCCTGAGGCTAGTGATGCTCTCTCGGGGCTCTGCGACGTGTGGACGACCCATATGTTCCTCTTCTTAATCGATTTTTCGCATTCATTTAACTAGCAGTTAAGTGTAATACGAAAACACACATGTCAGATCGATTTCAACAAGAGAGAGGGCCCTCTTCGCGACAGCCAGTTGTCAAAGTGGAATTCACATCGACCCAGAAGCACAAGCCCAATCTACAGATCAAGCATATTTCGCTATTACCATCTCTTCCTCACCTGAAACGCGGAGGAATCATGGCCCAACTGTCCAAACTCGAGCTACGCGACAACGTACTCCAAGGCTTGCGTGGCGGCGGCTGGAGCCCATTGGTTCTGGAAGATGACCACCCCTTCTTGATCAGGGTCGTAAGCTCCGATCAAAGATCCTTTGATCTACGGGTTTACATCTGGAACTGTACGCACGGCGGTGGGAACCGGGCGGTTGACGAGTTCCGAATCCAAGTCACCAGCGCGGTCCCGCGCATTCGCCCCGAAGAAGTCACGGTCTTGCTGGGCTGGCACGAAGACACACAAGTATTCGCGGCTTGGGACATTGCGGCCCACAATGGGCAAGCTTCGTCGTCGCCTTCGGCACAAATCAAAGTGGGGACGCTCCGTGACGCCCGCCGCAACGCCTTCGCCACTCAGGTCAAGGAGAACGAAATTGTTGCGGCCTTTCGGCCAATATTTCTTGCCGACTACGCTCTTTCGAGTGCCAACCTTCACAAAACCGGTAAGGCCCAACGGGACATGGCACTGCTGAACAACCTCGACACGCTGACCGACGACGAGATCGAAGAAGTGGCCGACAAGACACGTCGCACCATCATCCGAACCATCGCAACCAAATTTCGTGCTGCCAACTTTCGAGACAACGTGCTCAGGGCCTATGGGCACAAGTGCGCCTTTTGCCAAGTCCAACTCGCTTTGTTGGACGCAGCGCACATCATTCCAGTCTCCGCTCCCAATAGCACTGACGAAATCGTCAATGGTTTAGCCCTGTGCAAACTGCACCACTTCGCATATGACAGCAATCTTGTCTCGTTCGATGAGGCATACCGTATTCAACTGAGCAAAAGGCGGCTCGACGAGCTTGTTGCCAAGGGACTTGACGGAGGATTGTCCGCATTCAAATCTAATATTGGAACATCACTGATTTTGCCTCGCAACAAAGCGCATCATCCCAAAGCCTCATACATTGAGAAATCGCGGCTTCTCAGAGGATGGCGCTAGCGCTTCAGAGAATGTCATAGGCGCGTCCAATCCATTCCAACGAAGGAGTCCCCAATTGGCATCTGTCGCGCCAAATGTTCAGTTACGCAAAAGATCCAAGGACGATTCAATCATGTGATATCAATCGTGCGATGCGTAGTAACTGCCCGATTGCTCCCGATACCAGCACCGACAACTGCGCTGGCACATTGCTGCGCACCGACACCTGCATCGCGAGGGCATCCTTCCGGTCGGGCACGCTCAGGGCTACGGAATTGCCTCGACTGACTGCACCAGCAAATTTGCTTCTGCCTCACGGCGCGAAACCAGCCCTTGGAGAAGCTTCCCGCCGCCATAGACCCACCGTCGCAGCTCGTGCGCCGCATTCGACCAGTCCCGCTGGTTGATCCGCCGCCGCAGCGTTGATGTCTGCAACCGCCCCGCGCCGAGGTTGAACGTGAAGTCCACGATGGCTGCGAGTCGCCCTTCGGGCTCGGTGGCCAGCACCGGGCAGTAGCGCAGCGTCGCGGCGAGCGCGGTCTGCAGGTCACGCGCCAGAAAGACCTCGGCCTCCTTCTGTGTGATCGGCGGGTGGTCTGGTTTGCAGAGATGGCCGAAACCAATCGTCCAGAATCCCGCAGGGCAGATGTAAGGATGGGCTCGCCCAAGGTCATGCTTTGGAACCCGATGGAAACCTTCGAAGCGTTTTGCCAAATCAATAGCGGCTTGCGGGACTGCAATCACGCCCTGCATCACGGCTTCACCCGATCAAAAACCCTACCTAAAAACCAAAAATTCAGCACCCCCGCCCACAGCGCCTGATCGGCCTCGCTCCAGGCTGCCAGTACTGCAGCGCCCCACCCGGCTCCGGCGTTAAGCGCCGCCACAAACGCCACAGTCTTTGCCGCACAGTACAGCGCCATGAACCAATACGTGATCACTGGCCGAACGCTGGTCGACAGCGCATCAGCCCACTTCACCCCTGAAGGGCGGCCCTGGGCCGCAACCGATTCCCTCAGCGCATCGATTGCCCCGGTGTTCCATGCCGCATCGGCACCCGCGCCGATTTCCGACATCCGCTGCGCGCCACGCAGCTTCTCGAACTCCAGCGCCTTGTCCTGCATGGCCAGTTCGTGGCCACGCTCACCCTTGCGGTCCAGCCACTTGAGGAATTCAGGCGCCAGCCGAAACGCTCCGCCCAAAAGCCCACCAAGCAGGGTTTCGATCATTGTGGGCCTCCCACCAACTTGAGCTTGATAGCCGCACCGACCAGCAGCGCGGCCAGAATGCCGGTGGTGATGACCTTGATGGTGGTCTGCCATGCCGTGCGGCGTGCGTCACGCCAGGCTTCCAGCAGATCGCGCAGTTCGCGGATGTCACGGGCTGCGTGGCCGTTCTCGAGGCCAAGGCTGGTCAGCACACGTTCGGCTCCACGTTCTGCAGCACGATCGAGAAGGTCTTCGAAATCCTCGCGCCGAATTAGCAGCATGTTTTCCACGATGGCGGGTGGCTTTTCGGGTTCGGTCATTTGCTATCTCCAGAAATGCGAAACCCGCCCGATGCGCGTGCATCGTGGGCGGGTCTCTGGGTTGAATCAGTGAATCAGCGTTGCTTCAGATTTCGATGATCTCCAGCGTCAGGCTCGGGGCGATGCCTTGGACCGCGTCGTCGCGCACGAACACCGTCTGGCCAAGTGCCGCAGAGCCGCGTGCCTTGATCTGGCCGCCACCGGGCAAAGCGACGGTGACCACGCCAGAGCCAACATCGATTACGGTGCCCACCTGCAGCGGCGGGTCGGGAATGAGTTGGCGGAACTGCCAATACACGTTATTCAGCAGGTTATGCATAGGCCTGCACTCCCAGCGTCTGCCAGACCTCGGGCATCCCTGCTTCGACTTGCGTCGAGCGCACGAGGCCAAGGCGGCGAGTCGTTTGACCTTGGCTGGCATCCTGGTACTCGACGAACGCGCCCGGCTCGATGATCCCGGTCTCGGCGAGCACCGGCAGGCGCAGACTGACCTCTATCTGCTGACCGGTATCACTCAGCACGGCGATGCCACGCTGCCTTGCGGCGGCGGCTTCGGTGATCAGCGGATCGACGACCATCGGTGCCAGCACGTCTCCGGCAGTCCCTGCCCGTGTCACCTGCCCGAGCACGCCAACATCCTGCCCAGAGACGAACACACGGTTGTACGCGGGCAACTCCCGCCAGCGCAGTGACTCGCGAGCGACGGCATCCTCCGGTAGCACGAAGTCCGGCGTGACCGTGCTCCAGTCCCACGGAGCGACCGGGTAGCGATGGCGCACGCGGATGCTCTGGGCCGATGGGTGCGGGATCAAGTAGCCACCGGCAGCACCGGCTATTGACGTCAGTGCCTCGATCCACGTTCCCTGTCGGGCGAACACCCCGGCCGGCACGTTCCAATCCGTGAGGCCCCAATCGACAGTCCAGCCCAGCGAAATGCCATTGACCGTGAGCACGTCGTCCATCAACTGGCGCGCGGTGCGGCCCTCGGTGTTCGAGAAGGTCATCACCGGCGCATACGGGGCGGCCAGGACGGCGTTGAAACCCCGGCCAGAAATCCGGATGCTGGCATCGCCAAAACTGCGCTCGCGGCTGATGCTCTCGGCAAGCACACGAAAGGTGGTGCCGTTGACGCTGGCAATAAGCTCGACGGGCCCCGATGTGCTGCCGGGTGCGACCAGGGCCTCGGCCTTGGCGGGCAACACGGCGTCAAAGCCCCACGCCCACGATGACGCATCGAGCGAGAGCGAGAGGTTGAACACCGGCACCGGCGCGCCATCGGACACGCGGTACAAGGTCACGTTATTGATCACGAAATACACCCTCCTGACGGGGACAATGATCTGCCCCTGTGGCGGGGGCGGTGGTGGAGGGGCGTAGCCGTCGCAGATAAAGACAAGGCTGGGCCCCGCAGGTATCAACGCCTCGAACACCAGAGTGCCATCGGGGAAGTAGCACGGCTCGAACACCGGGGGCGGCGTCACCGGCAGAACACTGAGGCCCGCCGGTGGCGGCACCGCATCTTGGAACTTGCTCCACCAGGCCTTCGAGAACGCCCGCGCAAGCTGGTGGCTGGTGGCCAGAACAAATTGCAGCGGCGCCGCCTCTTGGTGGCTGGTAGCGAGCCGTCCGTGTGTGCGCGTGCCGTCTTGGTGTTTGAAGTACGTGTCGCGCCGGCTGATCGTGCCGTCCTGGAACACCCCGTCCCGATTCTGGTGCGCCCGGGTGCCGTCTTGCTGCGTGAACGAAGGCCCTGTGTGCAGGCCCGTGGCGTCTTGCGCGGGGCTGATCAGGTCGGGGCGGATAGTTCTGTCGAACCCGTTGGGCAGCAGGTTCTCGACACCGGCTGCGGCGCCGATGGTCTTTTGCCAAAACGCCTCCCACCCCACCGGGCGCCTGCCACTGTCTTGCTGCGCGTGTTCGGTGTTTTGCGAGGCGTGCGAGGCGCTCTGCCAGGGGCCTTGGGCAACGCCCACCGTGGGGCGGGCGGTGTTGCTCAAATACTGCACAGGCAGCGCAGCAGTGAGCGCGGGCAGCACCACCACCATTTGCGCTGCGACCACGGACACCACTTTGGCGGCGAACTCTAGGGGTGGCAGCACCCCGACCAGTTCCACTTCTACGTTGGGTGCCACCACCAGTGTGGCGGTCAGCGCGGGCAGCACGCCAGTGATGTTGACGTTTACCGATATGGGGCCCAGGCCATCCCCAAAAACCAGCGCCGTGCTGCCGGACTGTGCTCGTTCAAAGACCAGATTTTCTGGGGCCACATGTCACCCCAGGATCGCGCTGACCAACTTGGCTTCGCCCCCTGCCAGCAAATTGGCCTGGGCCAGTTGCACCTCCCACGCGCCCGCGCCTTGACCGGCGTCGCAATCAAAGGCCACGTCGCCATTGCCGCTCACTACCCGCGCCCAAGTGGCGACGCCCGTGGAGAGGATCAAACCTGCCGCGCTGGATGCAAGCAGCAAGGTGCCTGCCGACACGCTGCCTGCGGGCTTGTTCAGGGTTATCTCAGACAAGAGTGGATCCGCGGGCGCATCGGTGGGCGTTGCGGGGCGCGCGCCGCCATAAATTTGGACCGCTGCGTTGCCCGTCCCCGCATCCAGGAACGCCAGCGTGCCCATCAAGCGGGCATTGTTGAGCGCTGTCGTGATGGCGATGGTCATGGCATGGGCTCCGCGTACAGGCTGTCGGCGATCACGCCCCGGTAGATCCCGGTGTGGTCGTAGCCGATCACCGCGTATCTGCGAGACATCTGAACGTTTTCGAAGATGTAGGCCCCGGTAGCAGGGTTGCTCCACGTCTGGCGCACCAAGATGCCAGACTTCTCATCGAACAGCCGCACCCGTCGCTCAACCGGGGTGTTGGGGGCGTCGAACACGGTGCCCACAATCTTGCCCGCACCGCCGTACCAGTTGTCCCAGCGCCCAAATGGCTTTTCCAAGGCGTAGGCGTTGGGCTTGAACAATGCCTGTGGGGGTTCTGAGTTCCTGCGGCCTATCAGGGGCGCGAGATAGCGGGCAGTGCCGGGTTGACCTACCAACTCGGCACGGCACGCCGCCTCTATTGCCTGGACATCCGCCTGAGTGGCCGTCCCCGACCAGATTCCCAGCGCATGGAATTTTTCATCTGCGTCCAGGTTGTATTCGTTGCCGTTGGCGGTGTACCCGACGTTACCCAGACTGGCCGGAACAAAGCTGATGCCCACCGGGCCACCCACCAGGGCCCCGTCAACGTACAAAATCGAATCCGTCCCACGGTTGACCACTGAGACAAAGTACCGCTGCGCTATAGCACCGTAGGCCCCGTAAATCGCGTTCGCCGTGCCGTTGCTTGCGTACCAGCTAAGGTTGGCGTCAGATATGTGCAGCAAGTACGCATTGCTAGAACCCGCAGGACCGCACACAAATACGTTGCGCCGTCTCGGATGCCAGAACCCGGCGATCACACCGGTGGTTGGGGTCGTGATTGGGGTGGAGAACGGCATCAGGTTGCCGTTACCGTAGACGGTCTTGTATTCAAAGTCGTAGGTCTGTACCGCGCTTGTGGGTGTGATGTGATTGGTCCCCACGCCATCGAGTAGCTGCGTGGCTGAGACCCTGCCCGCGTCCCAGGCCGCAATCGGGATCAGCCCCGGCACTGTGGTCCACCAGGTCATGGCCTACCACCAAGGGCCGGTGATGTCCATTGCCACAATCGCGCCTGCGTAGTCCGCGCCGTTGTAGGCCAACCGCACCATGCGGAACTTTCGACCGGGGTAGCCGACCACGCCCTCGACCACATCTCCCTCAAGCAAAGCGTTGTTGCCGTGAACCCAGTAGACCCCCGGCAGCTTTCCCCGAAAGCCCTTGGAGCTTTCTTGGTTCAGGTAGATCGGGTGAATGATCAGGCCGTAGTCTGAGGGGTTGGGGTATGGAATGTTGCCGCTGAGACCGCTGAGCAGTCCGGTGTTGTCGGTGTTCAAGGAGACAAAACCCACACGCTGGTTGGCCCCCACCTGCGTGTGGTCGGTCATCAAGACCTTGCCCGAGAAATTCATTGACCACGGGAAGTAATTCCCGGTCTCGACGATCGTGCTGGAGTAAGAGCCGTGGGCGGAATTGGCAGTCACATACCGGTCTGTGGCGCACAGGAGCGTGTTGTATCCGTCGGCCTGCCGAAAGCTCTCGAAATCGGTGAAGCAGTAACCCGAGCGACCATCGTATTGATGGAGGCTTTGGTGGTTGAACAGGTAAAACCCCCGATCATCGCCAACTATCACCCACTCCCGATCCCCGGCGGTGACGCCGGTGGAGTCAGCGATGCCGGTACCGTAGGCCGTATACCGTGCGTAGTACCACTTGTACCAGCCGTTAATCGCCGTAACACCGCTTCCGGAACCTATCTCGTTCCTGGTGGTATTGAGCGGGTCGTACGGGGCCCGGTAGCCAATGAACGTGTCGATGTCGGTCATGGTTTCGGCCATCGTGACCTTGGCGTACTTCGCATAGGCGGTGTTCCAAACCGGGTCCTGGCCATCGTCCACCCGCAGATAGGGCTTGTTGCTTTGAAGGTTCAAACTCCGATAGGCCCGCTTGCTCGTTCCCGTGAACGCTATCTCCCAACCCAAAGGGGCGGTTTTCACGGTGATGGCCGCGCCTGTGGCCGGTGACACAGGGGTGCCCTCGACCGCGTAGGTGAGCGTACTCGTGGTGATCGACAGGACGCGGAACTCGCCGTTGTACGCAGCCTGATTTGCGCCTGCGACCGCGATCACTTGGTCCACCCAGTAGCCGTGCCCACTTGCAATCGTGAGAGTAGCAACACCTGCGGAACTGGTTAGAGTTGTCACGGATTTCAAGTTGAATCCGCTTACTAGAACTGCGTCCAGGAGTGCTGTCATTGCGCCCCATGCAGCGGGAAGCTGCGGGGCACCTTGCATGGTGGATTTGAAAAACTTGACAGGAACGGTGGCCATTTTTGGTCTCCTTTACGGGGTGTCTACGTCGCCGCGAATGAGCAGCGTGAAAGCGTCATCGGGTACGGTCATCGGCCCTTGCTGCACGGTGCGTACGACCCAGACCGGGAACTGCGCCCCGATGGTGTTGAACCGCACCACGTTGCCGGTGGCCCAGCCGATGCCCCAGCCCAGCGCGGGGATGCTGAAATACGGCACGCCGGTCGCAGGGTTAATGGGCTCACAGTTGGCGCCGGTTGCGCCCGTGGCAATCACACCGACGTTCTCCCCTATCACCTCGAACGCGGTGGTGTTGGTGAACCGCACAATCCAACGCTCGGTGATGGCCCCGCGATTGGTCACGGCAAAGGGGTACTGCGCGGCATTGAACGTCGCGGTGGCTGCGCTGCCCACCACGGCGTCGGCGAAGGCGCCGTTCCAGCTCGCCTGATCAAAAACCAGCGAGGTGCGGGCAAACAGGTCGCCTGCGATCAGCGCAGAGGACACAAAGCTGCCAGGCAGCGGGTAGTTGTGGGTCAGCGGCCGCGTGAAGATCACGTTCCCACTGATGCTGGCCTCGCGCACCACGCCCATGTCCTCGATGCGGTTCTGGATCGTGACGGGCTGCAAGTAGCCGGTCACGTTGGTGAATGTCACGGTGCCCAGTTCCAAATCCGCCGTGTAGCCGGTATTGATCACCCCGCCGTCGGCGCCGATCACGCGAACCCGCGAGAGCCGCACGCGACCACAATCCACCGTCTGGCCGTTCGCCACAGTGCTGGTGATCTCACCGGTGTGGCCCACCACAGCGAAGCCGCCCGGGCGAAAGATCGGTACGCGCCCATCACTGGGCAGTCGCACCGGGTCGATGCCCAACAGGTCTGCATTCAGCGGCAGGTAGCTAAAGGCCACCGCGCTGTAGCGCAGGGTGCTGGCGGCGATTGGTTGGGGCTTGAAGATCAGCCCGGTAACTGGGTCCACGAAGCCAGCGGCGTACCACGGCTCGGCCTCGTTACCCACCGCCGTCACATTCGTACCGAACTGCAAGCGCACGACGCCGTTCTCAAAGTCCACTGTGCCCTGAACGCCAGTGCCCACGATAGCGCCAGCGGTGTCCGCCGTGACGTTCTGCGTGCCCCCTGTGGAGCGTGCAAACGTGATAGTGAGCGAACCTGGTCGAAGCGGGGCGCTGGCCGTGCGAAAGGTGTAGCCCGAACTGATGTTCTCGCCAACGGTGGTCACGCACGAACTGCGGGTGATGCTGTTTGCCCCGCCCGTCGTCCACGAGGTAAGCTGAACCTTACCGGTCAGGTAGTCGATCAGGCCGCGCTGCACATACCCGGCGGACGTGTACTCGCGCAGGACCCCCAAAGCAGAGTCGCCCCAGGGCTGGCTGGCGTTGTTGAACAGCACCACGGAGCCCGGAATCACAGATGCGTTCGTGTCCGGCACCAACCGAAAGCTCGGATCAAACGTCACGATCTCCTGCTGGGCATTGGTCGCGCCGGCCGCGTTGTATTTCAGGATCACATAGCCAGATGCGTCATTGGGGTACAGCGAAGGGACGCTGACATATTCCATTCCCGTGTATGAAATCCGAACCCGCGCGCCGCTTGCCAACTGATTCCACGTAATGGGTGGGGTTGCGTACACCGGTCGGGGAACTTTGATCGCCACGTCGGGCTGGAACGTGACCAAGCCCGTGGCGTAGTCCACTGTTCCGATGGTCACACCGAAGCGCTTGAGGTTGCCCAGAGCGTCGTCATTTGCGGTTTGGATGGGGTCAACAAGCTGCAGGTTTATCCCCATCTCCCGTATTTGCTGCGTCGTATAAAGCTGCAGCGCAGCCTCGTCCGTGAACGTGTTCCAGCTAACCTCCAAGCTACCTGGCGTAATCGCGCCAAGAGAGGCCGTAACCGGCACCAGACCGCCGCCATCGCGGCTTGGGTATGGGAAGTTGTCCGACTGCTTGGGGCCGCTGAAATAGTCGATGGTCAGCAGCGCACCCACGGCAGGCAGGTTGTTCGGCGCGAACTCCAAAATGCCATCGGCGGCCCGCAAGGTGCCTGTGGCAAAGCCCGAGAGCGTGCCGTTATTCTGGGCCGACGCCGTGCGGGCGACGCCGTCGTCCCAAGACACGGTAAGGCTACCAACTTGCACACCCGTATTGGCTGGCGGGTTGAGCTCGATGGTCTGGGATGCCTTGAGGGTCGTGACCGGGGCGGTCGTCTCCTGCGTCGGGGTATTCCAGACAAAGATCAAGCTGCTCGGAGCATCGGGCAACGCGCCAAGCGTGACCAAGAACGCACCGGTGTCCGGGTTGAACGTGCCTATACCGAAGCTCGAATCCAGCCCGCGAAGCACGCCGTCACCTTGCTCGGACAGCACGTACCAGCGACCCTGCGCGAGGTAGCTGATGGAGAACGTACCGGGCTGGGGGATGGGGGTGATCACGCCCACGTAAGACAAACTGCGAGTCTCTTGGGTGATCTGGTACTCGGACGACTGCGGGGCTCGCAGCACCCTGGCCGCTGGCGTGTACGTTATGACCTTGGCCCCGCTCAGTGTCGTGCTGGTGAGTGTCAACAGGCCGTTGGAGTAGTCAATGAACCCGATGTCGCCCGTGCCCGTGGCCAGCACCCCGGCGACGTCCGTGATCGTGATCCCCGCCGTGGTGATCGTGAGGCTACCGGGCAGGCAACCGCCAGGAAGGTTGATGTTTGTGGTGGGCGTCCACGCGATAGCCAGTGTGTAGGTCACAGGCACGGGGCCCTCAACCGGCAGACCACTGCCGTTGTACGGCAGGGCGAAGCTGATCGGGGTCTCGGTCTGGGCGCTGGGCACCAACTGTGTGTAGATGCTGGTGGCTTTGACCCCGAAGTCCCCGAGCATTGAGGCCTGGGACAACGGGACAACCCCCACGTACGTGCCTGCGTCGGCCACTACGGTGTCGCGGGTAAGCGTGCTGCTGGTGGCAAGGCGGGTAAAAAAGCGGCTGGCAGGCGAGCCGGTGAAGTCATAGCGCAGTGCGTCGCTGATGTCGCAGGTCACCAAAGTGGCCTGGAAGTCCACGGGGTTGCCGCCGTTGCTGTACGTGAACGTGCTGGCGACGCCCGACACACTGGTGATCCGAACGTACTGCTCCTTTTGGGTGCCAAGGCCCTCGTTTTGCACCAGCACCAGCGTGCGGCCCACGGGCGGAACTTCAGCGTTCGGGCGTTGAAAAAGCTGGATGACTCTTTGCCCTGCGATGTGATTTTCATGCAGGTAGCCGCCCCACTCTGGGCCTTTGTTCAGATAGCTTTCCACCCGCGAGGCCGCTTGGGTGCGGACATCGAAGGTGGCGTTGGTGGCAAACAGCGTGACACTGACGCGGGGATCTTCGGGCGGATCGGCCACGATGATGTTGCCGCCAAAATAGGTGTCGGTGTCATCGGTCTGCACGGACACAAAGGTCTTGCGCAGATTGACCCGGCCACCGGCGCGGTCCAGTTCAGAGATGTCGGGGAAGATGGCGTTGGATACGCCATCGGCGATCACGCTTCCCGTAGGGGCTCCGCCCCCTTCTGGCACATCGGCCATGACGGCAGATTTGAGCAGTTTTACGTCGCCCGATTGGATCGGCATTTCAGATCTCCAGGAATCGCAGGGTGATGCGATAAAAGTCGGTGTCGGAGCGGGCCGGGATGCCCAGTACCGGCTCGGATTCGATGGGTGTGTCGCTGTGGCGAAAGGCCACGGTGAACGAGCGCAGATCAGTGAGGGTTAGCGAGAAGCGCCCCGTGGCGCTGCTGACAGGAATCGCGGCCCAGGCCCGCAGCTGCTCGACGGCAGAGCGCGTGACCCAGGCCATGTCGGGCGCGCCCACCAGGGTGATGGGGCGACCGGCCTGGCGCGTGGCGGACTGGATCAGCAAGGCTCCAGTGATGAGGTAGGACGCGCTCGCCACCGCGGGCGACCAGGCGTGCTCGTCGCTCCACAGCAAATCGTCGGGCAGCAGCAGGGCCACCTCGTCGGAGAGGTTCTTCAGTTGCATCGGATTGGACTCAGACCGCTCGGGTGCGAGCAGCGTCAAGAAGTTGCAAAAGGCGCGACTCGTCGCGCGCATCAATTAGGGTGCTGACATTGCGCTCGCCCGAGGACAACTCCACACGCAGCGTGCGGCTGGGCCCGGAATCGGCAGCCAACACCGGTCGGGCCAGGGGCGAACCGACGGACTGAACCAAGCCGCCAGTGGCAAAGCCCTGAATGCCGATAAGCGCGCGACCGGCCAGGGCCTGCGCCGGAGCGGACAGGTTGTTGATCGACTCAAAAAATCCAGCGCCGTACCGGGACACGGCATCCTTGTTCACAACGAACTCGCCTGGCGTGAGCATCGCGGGGACGGTGTCGGACTTGGCTATGCCACCGCGCCGGTAGAACTCCCCCTGATGCTGCTCCATGTAGTCCATCAGATCGCGCTCAACGTCCCGGCCCCACAGCAGCGGCTGAGCCATGGCTTGCCGCCACGTCTGCTTCATGGCATCCAACTTTTGACGCTCGTTGGCAGTGAGTTGCTTGCGGGACATCAGCGATTGCAGTTCAGACCGATCCGATCGGGCCTGCTCGCCATAGCTCTTCATGGTGTCCCACTCAAAACCAATACTCAGGGCCGCGCCATATTGACTGCGCATCCAGTTGGTGTACTCGCGCATGCTTTTGAGGCCAAGCTCGATCATTTGCTGAACCTCGGCCGCATCCTTGTTGCGCTTGATCACATTGGCCGCTGGGTTGACCGGCCCACCGCTGGCGAATTTGGCAACCCCGGCCATGCTGCCGGCAATACTGCCAGCCATGCCGCCCGCCACACTGTTGGCCAGCTTTGCCAAGACGCCCCCGCCATATTTGCGCACAGAGGCCTTACGAAGCACAAAGGCTCCGGCATCGAGCGTGCGCGGCACCGTGTCCTGATCACCAGAGCCTGGCACCGAGCCGCCACTCATGCGGGCAAAGGCGGGAGAAACTGCGCCACCAAAGGCAAAATGCGCCGGACTACGTGGGACACCGCCACCCACCAGACCGCCAGTGGCATTGGCTTCCACCTTCCTCACGTAGACCGTGTGCGTACTCGAGGTGTTTTGACCGTTGAGACTTTGAATCTCGGACCGCGCGGCATCTGCATTGGTGCTGACGCTGTGTTTGGACTCGGTGTTGATCCGGTCCAGCGCGCGGATCATGCCCTCGACGTTGGTAATGGACGCTTGTGCCATTTCTGTGGTGACGCGCAGCTCCAGCAGGGAATTCTCTTTGGCGTAGGTTGTGAGCTTGTCCAGCGCTGCCTTGGCCTGCGTCACATCGGCATTCACAGGCAGTGTCTTGCCCTCCTTGAGTAAAGCCTCGTACTCCTGCAATTGCTTTTGTGCCTGCTCCAGTTCCAACTTGATGGGCAGCAGTCGCTCCTTTTGTGCAAGGGCAGTGTCCAGGTCAGCGATGGCTTTATCAAACCGGGTGGTGTCAGCGTCCAGCGTGACTTTGAGGCCGTCTTTGAGCTTGGCAGTGATCTGGTCGATCTGGGTTTCAGTGTCGATGAGGGTCTGCTTGATCTGATCGCGCGCGGCAACCGCTGACCTGGCAGCGTTTTGGTGGGCCAGAGCTTCAGCATCGAGCGCCTTGCCCAGGATCTCTTCAGACTCGCGGATGTCCTGAATGGCTTTGTTGACGCCCTCCTTGCCTTGGACGACGGCCGCATCCGAAACCCGGGTCTTTTGGGCCAGCTCGGCGCGCAACTGGTCGGCCTGACGCATCAGGTCCTGGGCCGTTGCGTATTCCTGTTTGCTGGACGCTGCGCGTGACTGCGCCTCCAATTTTGCGACCTCAGAGAATCTCTGCTCGGACTGCTTGCGCGCCTCCTCGGCCTTTTTTGCCTCGGTGGATTGTGATGTGGCCACCTGCGCCGCCAAATCCATCGCCTTTTGCGCCAATTGGCGCGCCAACTCAAACTCGCCGTTTGCCAATGCGTCGCGGGCCTTGGTCTGCAGCTCGGCCACTTGGCGCTTGCGATCCTCGGTTGCCTCGAATTCGGTCAGCCCCAAGCGGCGCAATTCCCGAATCTTGTCCTCGGTGCTCATCGTGAGCTGGCGCTTGGCCTCCTCGATGCGCACAACCTCGGCCAGATGCCGGTTGGCCTGGGCATTCAACGCATCGATGTGAGCCCTGTACTCGGTGGCCGCCTGCGCTTGCGTCTGACGTTTTGTCGCCAGAATTTCGTTCTCGACACGCGTGACGTTGGCGCTGCGCTCCGCTTCTGTCAGCCCCTGCTTGGCAGCGGCTTGCACTGTGGCCTTGGACTCGTCATCGATGAGTTTCAAGGTATCCGTGGTCGCCTGGCGGCGCAAGGTGGTCTGCTGGCTCAACGCGTCGTTCAGCAGTTGCGTGGACTTGGCGATTTGCGTTGCCTCAGACGCGGCAGACAAATCCAGTGCCGCTTGCTCCTGCTGGTAGCGCGCCTTGACGGCGTCTACCTGGCGCTGCAAGTTTGTCTCCACCAACGTGGTCAACCCCTTGTAGGCTTCGGCCATTTTTGTGGTGGCATCCGTCACGACCGCATTGGCCTTGGTGACGGCCTGCTCCACCTCGCCCAGCCGCGACTTGAGCTTTTCGAGCGCAGCGTGGACGGCCTCGACACCCCGGCCGACCGCCTCTTGCGTGCCCTGACGCACAGCCTGCAGCCGCTTGGCAATTTCCTCTGCCGTATTGGCCACCGCCGTCATGGCACCTTTGGCAGCATCAGACCCCTTGCTGGCATCGGCATACATCTGGGCAAACACGCCATTCATCTGCGCAAGACGGTCCTGATGCCGCTTGGTGGCTTGGGCAATCGTGTCGGAGGTGAAGATCGCAGCAAACGCCTCCCACTGAAAGCGAAGGAGCTCAATGCCTTTGATGAGCATCTGCACCATGAAGATGCCAGCTTTGCGCACGATCTCGAACTTTTCTGACAGCCAGGTGCCGATTTCCCACCCAACCGCAAACGCACCGAGCACCGCGAAGGCTGCTTTGAGCACGCCCACGCTGGCCACTGCGCTTGATACTGACAAGTTGGCCGTAGCCCACGCGGCCGAGGTGGCCGCTGCTGCCGTGACGGCCGCCGCACCTGCGGTTTGCCACGCAATGACCAAGGCCGGAAGCAGCCGGTAGACCAGAACGGCCAGTCCTACCTCCGCGATTTTCTTGAGCCACTGCATCACCACATCGAAATTGGTCGCCAGCCAGGTGAGTGCCTCGGAGAGCTTTTTGGTGATGCCCGTGGCAGCATCGACCTGGGATACCCACTGGCCGAATGCGTTTTGCACACGCGTAAAGGCCTGGCTCACAGTCTGGGGCAACTGGGCGTACTCAAAGGCCAGTTTGTCCTTTTGACCCATCAGCGCATTGACCACCACGTCGGCGGTCAGGCGCCCTTCTTCGGCCAGCTTGCGCAACCTCCCGATGGGAACGTTCAAGCCATCGGCCAAGGCCTGCGCCAGGCGGGGGCTGTTTTCGACAACAGAGTTGAATTCTTCCCCCCGCAGCACGCCAGAAGCGAGAGCCTGGCCGAACTGCAGCAAGGACGATTGCGCCTCGGTAGCCGACGCGCCCGAAATCCGCAGGGCCTGCGAAATGCTCTCGGTAATGGTGAGCGCGTCCTTCTGCTCACCACCGAGCATGCGCACCGCCTGCTGCAACTTGCCGTACAGGGTGGAGACTTCGGCAATCGGCACACCGATGCGCTGGGCAATGTCAAACAGTGCCTTTTGCGCGGCGACAAATTCATTGTGTCCGATGGTGGCCAGTTTCAAGCGCGCCGACATCATGCTCCAGGCATCGGCCACTTGCACCAACTCTTGCACCTTGCCCGCGGCCCAGCTGATTGAGATGAACGCCAGCAACTGCGTCTTGGCGGTGTTGATCTGTTCACCGAAGGCAGAAACGCCCGCCTTGACCTCCGCCATGCCTGCGGCCGCCTTGGTACCTGCGGTTTTTGCGCCGCTGGCCAGCGTGTCCATGCTCTTTTGCGCCTGATTCAAGGCGCGTTTGAGCCCCTCGTCTGCGCCCTCTAACGCGACAAGGATGGAAATTCGTTTGGCCATTTCTAGTCGCCCAACTTGCTGATGTGGTTTTCGATCGCCACGGCCAGTTTTGGAATGCGCGCCTGGACCAACCTTTCGATATTGAGACGCTTTTTGATGACCACGCGCGGCACCAGCACGGCAATGGGGATGTCCGCACCGCGTTTGATGCGCTTGATACCCTCGGCTTTACGGTAACGGCGCTTGAATCCTGCAAGAGGCTGCGCGTGCTCTTTGATGTTCTCGGCCATCAAGACAACATTGCCCTTGGCGTTTTTGATGAAGTACGCGTTGCCGCCGCGCAAGAGCGCAGCAATCTGGGCTTTGAACCGTTTGCGCCCGACCCGACCATGCAAGGGAATCAGCATCTTTGCGCCAATCTGGCCGCCGTATTCATGCATGCCCGCCCAGTCCATCTTTGCACCCACATACAAAGCAGGCAATCGTGTCGGGTCCTTGTTGATCATGCGGGCAGTGAAGGCACTCAAAAACGATTTTTTGACCACCGCCATGTGGGCCATCACGTGCTCGCGCACCTCGGCCCGGATTTCCACCGCTTGGGCCGTCATTGCTTTGGCCGCAGCCACCTTGACCTTTTCGCGAAACGCCCCGCCCCACTGGCGCAGTTGTGCGCGTGCCGCTGCACTGTCAATGGAGAGAGAGATTTTCATGAAGATGGTCGTGAGGAGGATTGGTCCGCCAGGCGGTCCAGGGTTTGGTCAAGGTTTTTGGCATCACCCCGGGTGCCCACTGCAATGAGGGACAGCAGCCGCGCGTCAGCTGCGCCGTCCTGACGGTTGATGGCGTGCAAAAAGCCTTGCAACTGCGCCAAGGTGTAGTCCAGGATGTCGGGGAAATGATGGCCGTTGGAGATCAGCCGCTGGATGGCGTCGAACCAGAGGCCTGTGTCGGCATTTGCACTGCTGGCGTGAGGCTCTTGGCTTGATCGAGCAGGCCGCCGAGTTTGGGCATCACCGCTTGGGTAAAAAAATCGGCATTGACTTCAATCACCTTGGCAGCCAGCACGATGGCCTGGTCAGCTGCCAGTTCGTCGACCCACTGGCGCGGCTTGCCCACGGCAATGGCAATGGCCGACAGCAAGTCGTCACCGCGCTCGCCGAACAGTGCCAGCCAGTCGATCTCTGTCTTGGTCAGGTGCTGCATCACCGGCGAGATGGCCCGCAAAAAAGCAGGCATCTGGCCGACCTTGAGCGGTTTGATCGCCAAAGTCTCGCCATTGATGCTCAGCTCGAGCGCTTGGGGAACGAGTTTTTCCAAATCGGTCATGGGGGTGGCTCCGCTTTCTGTGGGTCCGCTTCCTGTCGCTCTTGTTTCGCTCATAGCTGCACAATCCGGCCAAATTGGCCCAGCACCGCGTCATATGGCTTGCTGGAATCGGCCAAGAGCGAGCCCTCCAGGTCAAACTTGTTGTAGTCATTGGAGATCAGCGCCAGTTCCTTCAGGGGATCAAACGCCACCCGGTACAACTCCACCAGCACCCGGGCGTTGCTCTGGGCGGTGTTCAAACCCTCCAGGCGCAGGTAGCGCTCGGGCAGCGGCTGCGTGAAGATGCCGATCTCCGACACATCACCAAAAACGTAGCTGGCTTTGAACGGCGCGGTAAGGCCCGTGGTGTCCAAAAACTGGATGGCACCGAAATCCGTGTCCGCCGTGTACTGGACTCCCAAGCTCAAAGTAGCCGGTGTTCCCGCACTGTCCTTGACCACCAGGGTGGAAACCTTGGGATGCGCCAGAAAGTAGCGGTCTCCCACCATTGGGACGGCTCCACCAATGGGCTCGTCGGTGACGCTGGCCCCTGTGCTGGCTACCGCCGTGCCATAAAGAGCGAGGGCCAGGTTTTCTTTGGTGAACTCCTCGACCGACATGCTCACCGTCGCCGATTTGCTTTTGATCATGCGGTGATCGAGCGAACGCTGGCCGGATTGGGACTCGTAATGCTCGAGCACCTCGGTTTTGAGGGAGAGTTTCAGATCGGCCACGTTGCCGGGACTGCGAACCTCGATGGGGTTGCCAGACATGTCGCGTTTGCCGAGGTAAACCCGGCCCTGGAAGGATGCGTAGTAGCTCATTTGGAGATCTCCTGTGTTGGTTTGGAAAGTGAGTGGGCAGAAACGGAAAGAGTGATGGGCTTGGCCACCTTCACACGGCGCGCGACCTGCAGATCAATCAGCCACTGGCCTTGGGATTCGTCAATCGTCAGGACCGCGCCTGCGAGAAATGGCGCTCCAGCGTGTTCGTGGGGTTTGAGAAGTTCAATTTGCACTGGGCTTCCTCCGATGTGTCGGTTTGTTCACCCAAGCTGCGATATGTCGCCAGCCATGGTGCGGTAAGTGATCTGGTAGCGCGCCGGCATGACAGAGAGGTCTGCGTCTGCGTCGTCCTCCTGCCAGTCGCAGTCAAGCTCCTGCAGTCCAATGGCCAGGCCATCGACCGCTTTGTTGGCAAAGAGGGCCAGGTGCGCCGCCACCAGCAACTGATCAGCGATGACGTTGGCATCGATGGTTTGTCCTGCCATATCCGCCTGGTCTCGGGCCACCGCAGTCAAACGCAGCACCAATTGCCGCTGTACCCGGTCATTGGGGCGATCACTGACCTGATCGGACTCCGCCACCAGCAGCAATGCGGGCGACTGCTCGCGGGTCACAGGGGTCGTGGGCGATCGGATCAAAGTGGCACCTTGGTTTGATGCCACGTTTTGGAACGTCGCCATCAGCGTTTGAAGAATGCGTTCTCGAATGGAATTCATGGTCAATGTCCCTTCTCGGCTGGTGGACGTGGCTGGTGGATGGGACTAGTAGTGGTCGCTGGTGCAGCCTGGCTCCATAAAATGCTCAGACTCAAACAAAAATTTGCACACCATGGCAACCAATGCCCCCAAGAAACATCGCAGCAGCCAGTCCACACCGAGCAAATACACACTGCGCGTCGAGTTGGCGGAAAGCGAACCCCTCATCTGGCGACGAATCCATATCGACGGACGAGTCCGACTGAGTGCTTTGCATCACGTCTTGCAAGCGGCGATGGGCTGGAAGGATGCCCACTTGCATGAGTTCGAAATCAGGGACGCGCATTACTGCCCGCCTGACCCCGAGTGGGACAACTTGGACATGCCAAGGCTGGACGAGAAGAAATTCCGCCTCAACCAACTGCTCGGCACCGGGGACACCTTCACGTACCTTTATGACTTTGGCGACAGCTGGAGCCACCTCATCACGGTCGAGGCGATTGATGACGTCGACGACCGGTCAGCAAGTAGTGGAAATGCCTGGATTGAGGCAGGTGACTTGGCCTGCCCACCCGAGGACAGCGGAGGCATCTGGCAGTACAAAGACTTCCTGAAGGAATTCGAGGACAACCCTTACGGCGAAGACACCAAAGACACCCGGGTTTGGGCGGGTCTGGATTTCGACCCGGATCTCTATGACCGGTACGCCGCCAACGCTGCCATTGCGCGCATGCTTTGGAATGGCTGGATCAAGATTGGCGCGTAAGTGGTAGGAGGGGCAGCAGTGTTAGGGTCGCCCGGCACTCCGAGCCATCGCCCACCGCCCGCACCTCGCGCACCTCATAGGCCTGACCGTCCACCGACAGGCGCGCCCTGGCTTTCAAACCGGCAAGACTGCTGGCCGGATAGGTGATCGTGTAATCACGCCCCATGGCCAGTCCGTCGAGCAAGTTTTCATCCGGAGCCCGAAATCCGACCTGAGCGAGAATCGGACTGGTGCCCTGGTCAACCACCCAGACCACCTCCTTCAAGAGCCCGGCACTCGCCGCCGAGGCGTAGAGCGATTCGATCATGCCCATGGTCATGCCACAAGTTCAAGCAAGCACGATCAGGCCATGGTCAGTTTGACCAGCACACCCGGGCGGTGGCACATCGGCAGCGGATTGGCCTGCGTGTGCAGGTCGGTGCCACGCTCAAACTTGCGCGGTTGCTGCTTGGCGTACAAGACCTGTCCGAGCGTGTTGGCAGTCTCGTTGAAGTCCGCCGGTGCAAAGTAGGTGCTGAAGGTGTCCACCGTGCCCAGCGGAAACGCGTGCGCCTCACCGGCCGCGATGAAACGACGACTCACGCCATTGATGTCGGTGGCCTGGCCCCGGTATTCCTCGAACGTCAAGCCGCCAAAATTGAAGCCTGCACGCATGTCGTTGATCAGCACCGCTCCCTGCTGCCAGTAGGTATAGGCCTGCTCGACCTTGGGGTGGCCCGTAAGGGCATCAAAGAACTCGGGCGAGCACAGCACGTGAATGCCAGTCATGAACTCGCCCTTGAGGTTGTCCTCCAAGTAGCGCAGCACATCGGCGGTTTTCTTCTTGACGTTGGTGCCGGCGGTGCCCAGATCAAAGTTGATGGCAGCAGCCGTGATGCCAAACTCATCGAACAGGTCGTAAATGACCGAGCCGTCCGCATCCAGAATCACGCCCTTCAAGGCGCCCATGCGCAGGTGCTCCAAGGTGATGGCGTGCTTGTTGCGCATGGTCTCCAGGTGGCGCGCCATCACGCCGGCAATTGACTCCATCTCGGTCTCCGACCCGAAGGCCCGGATGCCCTGAACTTCTTCGGGCAGCACCACATCGTCATGGGGGATGTGGGGAATCACAAAGGAGCGCACCTTGCGTTTGCCACGCGTACCGACCGTACCAGGGGAGCCCGGCGGCATGGTGGGCAGCAGGTTCAGTACGCCGTTTTGCTCTTCCACAATCACTTGGCGGGTCCTCACCGGTTTGACAGGAAAGAGGTTCAAGGCCTCCATGCGGCCGTAGCGGTTCGGAATGATGTTGATGGCCGAGGTCAGCGCTGCCATCGAAAACGCTGGCGAATTGAATGGGTTGTTCATGGTGGGAATTCCTAAAAGGTGGGGTTCAAGCCGACTGGCGAATCAGGATGCCAATGGCTGCCAGGGAGGCGGTTGCAGCGGCCTTTTGTGCGAGGGAAATGCCTACCGGCCAGATCACGGCATTGGAGGCGACCACCGCATGGCGGTTCAGAAACAGCGCGTCGCCCACGTCAACCAGGCTGGCATCGACGTTGCCCAGCAAAATGCCCACCGGCACTTCTGTGCCATCGGTGGCAGCGGGATCCAGGGCTTTGAGCTTTGCGCTCAAGGTGTCTCGAGCGACCACCGCGCCCAGCAAAAGGCTCCGACCCGATGCGACAGTTGCCACTTCGCGCGAATAGTTCAGGCTGTCTTCCTCGTACTTGAGCAAGTCACCCAGGTTGGGGGATTCAGAGATAGCGTTCATGGTGATGTCCTCGAGGGTTTGCATTTCAGGATTTTTGGGTGAGTCGTTTGACAGCGGCCATCAGGGCGCCGGCATCGCTTGCATTGACTGGGTTGGCCTTGAGGGCCGCGTCGGGGTGAATGCTTGATGTGATCTCCTCGCTCTGCGCACGCGATGCCAGCAGGCTGTGGCGCACCTGCGCAGACGTTGCCCCCTGGGCCAGGAACCCGGTGATGCGTTGGCTCTGGCCTGCAAGCTGGCAGAGTTCGGCGATGGTGAGCGCCTCGGCCCGGGCGGCCAGTGCCGCGGCCTGACTGGCTGCGGCTTGACTGGCTGCGGCTATTTGCTCGCTGGCCACCACCGGATCAACCGGTACCGCAATGACGGGAGTGGCGGGAGTGGCGGGAACGACCGGATCTGAGGGCGCTGCAGGAATGACGGATGCTGGAAGCACTTTGGGCTGTTTGCCATCGTCTTCAGCAGCGGTGTCTGCTGAGCCTGTCGATACAGGGTTCGATGCGGAGTCTTGATTCATGTGAATCTCCTGTTGGTTTGAAATACAAGTGGCAGTCATTGCGCCGGCCGTGGTGGACAACACCCTGGCGGCGCTTTTCTGAACGCGCTGGACTGACAGGTAGGCAGAGAACTCCGAGAGCGCCTGACTCGGACTGGCCAGCGCATCGGCCAGACCAGAGCGCACCGCATCGGGTCCGAAGAACAGACCCGCTTCGGTCGCGCGAATGGCCTTCGCATCAACTCCGCGCATCGTCGCGACGTGCTCGACAAAGAGGCTGTAGAGCCGGTCGACTTCTGTCTGCAGCCGAGTCATGGCCGCCTTGTTGATGGGCTCGTGCGGTGACAGATCGTTTTTCAGGTCACCGGCGGAGATGGCTGTGAAGCGGTAGCCATCTTTGGCATCGCGGGCCGACTGGTCCACATGCATGGCAATCACGCCAATGGAGCCCACACCGCCGGTCTCCGTCACAAACACCCTGGAAGCAGCGCTGGCAATGGCATAGGCTGCCGAGTACGCACCGTCACTGGCAACAGCCCAGACGGGCTTGATGGCATTGATGTCGCGAACCTTTCTGCTGAGCTCAAACACCCCGCCGGCCTCTCCACCGGGCGAATCGATGTCCAGCAAAATGCCAGCTATTGCCGGATCGCTCACTGCCTCATCGAGCATGCTGGCAATCTCACCGTAGGAGGTCAGCCCGGAATGCGCATCCAAGGCCATGGACCTGCGAACCAACGAGCCATGCACCGGGACTACCGCAATGCCTGCAGCGTTTGATCCCACACTTTGAGGCGATGCGCGCGCCTGCGGCAAAGCCAGCACTGTTTGAGATTCATTCCAGCCGATACGCGCGCCCAAGACAGCCAGGATGATGTCGAGTTTGCTGCGGGCAAGCAGAAGCGGCGTCCCGTACAAACGAGACGCCAAATGTGGCAACAACATGGTCAACTTCCTTGAGGTGGGATATCGGGGACAGGCTGTACCGGCACCTCAACAGATGCCGACAACTCGTGACGCGGATCCGAGTCAAAGATCAATCCCAGGCCATCGGCACGCGCGTTGTCAGCGGCAATTTCCCGATCAACGTCTTCTGCGTCATAGCCGTTGGCCGAGATCGCTTCCGAACGACTCATCAACCCCGATCGAATCGCCGCCTTCATGGCATCGGCTTCTTTGAGGGGATCAACCCACTGCCAACCCTGAGGAATCCACTTGCAGGCCTGGTAGTCACGCCGCCTGGCTGCGATGGCGGCGCTGTAACCGGGCAAGGTCAATGCACCCTCCAGGACCGCCTGATCCATCCATGCCTGCCAGATCGGTCGGCACAGTTGGTGCACGATCACACCGTGCTGCAAGGATTCCACCCGCCGCCTAAATTCCAGCAGACCCGCCCGAATGGACGAGTAGTTGACCTGGGTGAGATCGCCGGTGAGCTGCTCGTACGTCACTCCCATGGCCGCTGCTACCGCGCGAAACTGCATGCGCAGGAATTCCGAGTACGAACCGCCCACATCCGCCGGTTGCGAGAACTTGATGTCTTCACCCGGCTCCAGAATCTGCATGGTGCCAGGCTCCATTCCCGCCATCGAAGCCCCATTGGGGTCAGGAAGTCCCTCACCCAGCAGGTTGTCCTCGGGTGCCAGGCGGGTCACAAAGCCGGCAAACATCGCAGCAGTTTTCTTGCGCACCAATTCGGCGTCGTCATATTGATCCAGGTCGTGCAGCTTCATGAGCGCGCGCGCCAGCCACGGCTCGCCGCGAATCTGCCCTGGGCGCAAGGGTCGGTACATGTGAATGATCTCGCGCGCATCGACGCGCACCGTGCTCGTGTCGCCATTACCAGACATCGGTGCCAGAGAACCGTCTTCTGGGTGCGACCGATACAGGTGGTACGCGACTCGCTTGCCCAGGCGGTCAAACTCAATGCCTGCGCGAATCAGATTGCCGTTATCAAACGTGGTGTTCATCTGTACCGGCAGGTGCTCGGGCTCCAGAACCTGCAATTGCAGCCCGACGCTCAGTGCATCTTCGGGCCGGCGATAGCGCAGGCGCAGCAACACTTCACCACCCTCGAGCATGGCCCGGCACGCCATGGCCTGCAGACCGTAAAAGTCGGTCAAGCCTGCCGCGTCCGCCTCGACCGTCCAATTGCGCCATAGCGACTGGACCGCCTCGCGCTGCGTCGAGTCCGTCAGCATGGACTGCGGCTTGATGCCCGTGCCGATGGCGTTGGCCACATAGGACTCCAACGCGGCATTGGCCCAGGCATTGCGGCGCACCAGGTCACGGCTCTTGGCGCGAAGCTCGCTCTGGTTGAACAGCATGGCGGCCACAGCACCGGGGTTGCCCACTGACCAGGCCAATGCCCGACGGCCGCCACCAATGCCGTCGTAGGTTGGTGTGGTGGAGAACAGCCGTTTGCGAATCGCTTTGAACCAGCCCATCAGGTGCCCTTGGTTGTGTTGATCTGGACTTGCCGAGGCGCGCGCGGCAACAAGCCCGTGGCGGCGGACTGCATGAACAGGCCCTTTTGAACCTCGCGCAGGGCCATGCGCAACTCGTCAACCGATCGGTATTCCACAGTCTTGTCAGCAAAGGTGACCCGGCGTTCGCCCTTGGCCAGTGCGCTCTGCAAGGCGCTGACTTGTTCTTCGGTGTATGCCATGGGTATTTCTTTCAAGCCCGCGCGTTCGGCTTTAGGTCGGTGGTGTCGGTAAGAGGGCCGGTGGGCAAGCAAACCGGCCCGCGTGGGGCAAACTACCTATCTGGCCTATCGACGCAGCCAACTGCTTCGGATCACCCGACGGACGGTGCTCTTGGCGGGCGGTGGCCCTGAATTTCTCGCGCTTTGTGACGGATTGGAGAAGTCAGGTACCTCAACCGCAAATACCGTCTGATCTGGCCGGTCTCCTGCAACTGCGGTTGGCGGCAGGCGCACAGTTGCGACTGTTGTGCCGTCCTGCTCTGGCCGAAGTTGCCGATCCAGTTCCAGCCAGTGACGCTCCTCGAAGCGGTCCAGTCCACTGGCCGCCGCCGCTGCTCTGGCGTACACATAACAGTCCAGCGCCTCATTTCTCTCACGCATCTTTTGCCACTCGCGCTGGGCAAAGCCGTTGCGGTCGCGCCGGGTGATCAACTGCTCCGCGCACAGTTGCTGAACAAATTCGCTATCGACCTTGGGCAAATGCACAAACCCGCTCGGAAACATGGGCGTGGTGCCGTCACTTTCGACGTCGGCTCCCTTGCGCAGGTTGTTGTACAGCTCCAACTTGGCAATCGAGCCCACCACGGTGAACACCTTCACACCTCGGCGCAGGCGTTTGCCATTGACCGTGGCATCCACCGCAGTTGGCGTTCCCACCAGCGCAGCGCCCCGGGCGACGCCCTTGATGGCCATAAGCCTGGGGTCGCGGCAAGAGCGCACAAAGGCATAAGCCTCCTGGGTGGCGTAACCCGTATCCAAGGCAAGTCGCACCAACGGCACCAGTGCGCCCGATGCGTGCGTCCAGGACTCATCCAGAACATTTGCCAGGCCTGTCCAAACATCGGCGCGTGCCGTGTCGCCTATCAGCACGCGATGCTCAATGAGCCAGGCCTCCTTGCCTCGACCAAACGCCCAGATGGACACTTCGATGCGGTCTTTCTGCACGTCGGCACCGCCCACCAGCAGCATGCCGCCCATGGGAATCGTGCCAACCGCGTAATCTTCCCGGCGCTCCAGCAGTCGCTGCCAGTCCGGTGCCTCACCCTCTTCGACCCAGGTTTCACCCAATTCCGTGTTCTTGAACGTCTTGATGGCCCCGGTGGAGCCCGTCTCTTTGCTGATCGCGCTCTCCCACGCGGCGGCGATCTCCCTCCAACTGCGCCAACCGACCGGGCTGTACAGGCTCGACAAATGGAATCCCATGGTCTTGCCCGTGTTCTGCGGCGCTGTTGCCTGCCACTGGCCGTTCTCCAGCATCCAGCTTTTATGGTGCTCAGGAATAGGCTGCTCACAGGACTCACAGACATACGCCGCCGTGTCCGGTTGTGACCCCTCTGGCCCGCGCTGCCAGCGCAACCGCTCGAACCGCAGCCACTGGCGGTGGTTGCAATGCGGACAGGGAACGAAGTACCGACGCTGGTCCGATGCCTCGTACTCGCGCTCAATCGCCGACACACCCGAGATGGTCGGCGTCGACACGATGAAAATCTTGCGCCGGGAGAAGGTGCGCGTTCTGGCCTCCGCCAGCGAGATCGCATCGCCCTCGCCCTCCACATCCAGCGGATAGCCGTCCACCTCATCCAAGAACAGGTAACGCACCGGCATCGAGCGCAGGCCCACTGCAGAGTTCGCGCCGGTCATCACCAGCACGCCGCCCCTGAATTCCTTGGCCAGGATGGTGTTGCCCGCATCCCGACTACGCGCCGGCGCGATCAGCTCGGCCAGCACGGGCGACTCTTCGATCAGCGGGTCAATGCGCTGCTTGGAGTTGCGCTTGGCCATGTCCACCGTGGGCGAGACCGCCATCATCGGTCCTGGCGCATGGTGGATAACGTAGCCGATCCAGTTGTTGCCCATTTCCGTGTTGTGGGTCGGTATCCAGCCGTTGCCACACAGGAACAGGTGGTCAGGAGAATCGACGGCGATACAACGCACAGGAACGCTGGCGACCGGTCGAATGGCAACTACGGCGCGTCTGCGGCTTTTCCATAGGCGGCCATTTTCGATCGACAGCATGCGCTGCAGCTTTCGCTGCAAGCGAAACATGGGCTCTTCCCGGTACGCAGTCCACGATACCCGCCACGCTTTGCGGCTGACAGATTCGCGCCCATTGATCAGCGTTTTCTTGGCCGCACTGGTGTAGACCGCAGGCTTGTAGCCCAGGCTACGAAGCAATTGCGCCATCGCATCGACAAGGCCCTTATCGCTATTGCCAAATTCGCACCGCGATCCATCTGGCGTGATGCTGCCATCACTGTCCATCAGACCCCGCACCAAGTCCAGTCGCTGGCCACGGCCCGAGCGCAAGTAGGCATTGGGCACGTGCTTGTTGCACAGCAGATCGAACTTGCGCAGCAGTTTTGTGAATGGGGATGCCCAACAGCTGGCGAGCGCCAAGCCGTCATCATCCGTGATCCTGAAGGTCGGATCAATCACGACGTTGGCACACTTTCCCTTGCGCCAAACAGGCAAACGGAAATGGGCTTGAACCCCACAGTCCGCTAAATGTGCAACGATGTCGCTGTCGTCTTCGTGAACACTCAAATGATTCATCCACGACGACCCATCTCCCAACCACAAGCCCAGGAGATAGGGGTGAATTGGAAGATCGCGGTTGGGCAGCTCAATGGGTTTGCAAACATCAATGGAAAAGCGCCAACGCTTGCCATTCGAAAATCTCTCACGCCCCACCATTTCAGCAGTGGTCGTCGTTAGCTTCTTGATGCCTGCATAGCTGTATTGCCATACCGGCCAGCGATGCTCAGCGTCGGCTACGACGCGCTCGCCGTCTTCAAATTCAATCTCGTAACAGGTGCGCTCAAACAGGATGTCTGACACACCCAGTACGCGAACCGGCCAACCCTCGGGGTCGAACACGAAGTCTCCCTCGACGACTTCACCCATCGTGGTCCATCCTCTGGGTGTCGGTATGGGAGTTGTCAGCGCCAATGGCGCCCCCACCTGCGCGGCCTTCATGAACACCACCCGCTCCACCGGCGAGGCCGGCGACAAGCAGTCCATGATGTCCTTGAGGTACGGCGTGCGGCTGGTGCGCCAGCGACCAGGCTCGGCAGACGCTTTGGATGACAACATGCGGTGGCGGTCTGACCACTCTGATACGGACAACAGCGGGTCGGGAGTAAGGCCCTCGCGCCAGGCGCGATCAATTTCAACGGCGCCCTCGTAATGATCAGTCGTACTCAATTGCATTTCAGTCCACTCGTGCTCGCAGGTCGCCAAGTTCCTGCAAGTGCTCACGCACCGCGTTCTCCAGCGCGACGTGCATCGGGTGTGGGTCCAGTCCCAACTTGACCGCCATCTGCGCCGATACGCGCGCGGGCCAGTTCAGCCAGGCATCGCGCTCTGACCTTGCCAACTTGAATACGTGGGCGATGGCCTGTGGTCTATCCACCAGCGCGCCCTTGAGCCTGGCCAGGCGCACCTTGTTGGTTTGGGCCTTGACCACCTCGTTGACGGTGCGCGCTTGCAACAGCGATGTGCCGCTGGAGCCAGTGGATCCGCCGGAGCCACTATTTGCGCTACTGCCCAACCCTGCTGGTGTAGCGCCGCCATTTGCCGCGTCCCGGGTCTCATTGGACGGTGCATCGGCTTGCTGGAAATTGACGGTTGCAGCGCGCTCTCGGGTTCCCTTTTTTGCGGTGTCTGTATTGCGCGCCCACTCCTGGTCTACCCGTTCGGAGTCGATGGTTCCGTCGGGCTCGGGCGTGATGCGCCCGCTGCGAATTGCCTTATGGACTGCGGTATCGGTGACGCCCCGGTGGCGAGCGTAGGCCCGTAACGAAATTCCCATCGTTTGTTTCAATCATTTTGTTGAATCTCTGCAGATTTAGCTTGGCTTGTATTCGAAGCAGAGCGTTCATGGAGGTGTTCCAACACCAACGCAAAACCCAATGAAAACCATCACCGCCCAAGTCACAGACACCAACCACCGCGCCCGCGGCGAAATGCAGATCAACGTGGACTTTGACCAGACCGGTCCGTCCCTTGTCGAGCATGACGGTCAGACCTTCTGCTTCACGCAAAAAGCGGGCACCAACCGCAAGACAGGCTTGGCGGCGCGCGAGATGGCCACCTTTGACGACGCCCGACTTTGGATCACGCTGGACGGCACAAAGGTCTGGGAAGACTGAATACCAACCGAATGCAACAGACCATATGACACAACCCCAACCGCTACCACTATCACCACCACTACCACTGCCGTGGAAAAATCATGACCACCATCCAACTCACCACAACCCAGACCCAAGTCTTGCAACATGCGCTGGATCACAACCACGGGCGCATTGACTGGTTCCCCGCAAGCGTCAAGGGTGGCGCACGCAAGAAGGTTCTGGGCGGTCTGGTGAGCCGCGCGCTCATCACCACAGATGGCACGCATTGGTTCATTGCCGCCGAGGGCTACGACGCACTGGGCGTCCCGCGCCGTGGGCCAATTACCCTGGCCGCCCTTGATGCGGTCATCGATTCTGCCGAGGCGGTCACGCAGCTCAAAGTTCTCAAGCCACGCACGCGCGACAACAGCAAGCAGGCCACCGTGATCGCGATGCTCAATCGACCCGAGGGTGCAACCATCCAGCAGATCGTCGAGGCGACCAACTGGCAAGCTCACACAGTGCGAGGCACATTTGCAGGAGCATTCAAGAAGAAGCTCGGGCTGGCGATCGTCTCGGACAAGCGCCAAGGTGGCGAACGGATCTACCGCATCCGCTAATGCAGATCAGATCGCATGAGCAGCGTCTAGCAGTCTTGCAGCGATGCTCGGGGTTTCCGCTTCCAGTACGTTGATGCCCTCGTATTTGGCAAATCCGAGGAGTCGCTGCCTGGTCCACTCGGCGTACTTGCGGGCATCACAACCAGGCGCTTCGTTGAGAACATCCGTGTTGAACAAGATCGTCGGATTAAACGCGTTCTCGCCCATCTGCTTTCGCGCGACATCCAACTGGAATAGCTTCGCCTGCGCTTCGCGCTCTGCGTTCTCTGCCTGCCTCGCCGTACTGGGAAGGCTGGTCACCTGCACTGCCAAGGGGCCGTAGGCATAGTCGATCACTACGTCTGGCACCTCAGCCGGCCCACGGAGTGGAACGTCAAAGCGCGAGGCGTGCATCTTGTCATGCCCTACGAATATTCGGCGCAGCTGCGTGAGGAACTCTCGCGTTCTAATCGTATGGCGAGGGCTTTGCCGAGTTTCCTCCTCCTCGATCATTTCATCCGCAGAGCCGAATGCACTTACGCTACGTACAGCAGCGTCCAAGAGCTGATCGATGCTCCATGCCCGCGCGACCATGACCGGACCGACGTCGAACCCGTGAAACAGCGGTCGTAGCTCCTCAAGGGGCAAGCCCGCTTGTTGCCGCTGGGTCATGTACTCCGCGCATTGGCGAAGAATTCCCGCAGCCGAGGCCCCCCGCTGTCGGCCGAGCAACTGCCTCAGTCGCTGCTCACTGATGACGGGGTAGGTGGCAGCAGCCACAGCTTGCGCAGTTGCATCATGAGGTTGGACCGCTACGAGTGCAACTATCCTTTCGTTAGTTCCCTCTATCGGCTCCCACAGCAACGGTCGGTATCGAGCGATGAAGGGGGCAGCGAGAGACGCGACATCTGCCGGCGAATCTGCTAACCCTGACTGGATGAGGAGTTCCATAGAAGTTTTTTCTCTGGCGTCTGAAGCCGCTCATTCACCATCAGCGGAAGTGCGGGTAGGCGAAGTGCAATACCTCGCACCGTCACCTCCACCAAAGGCCACAAAGCGTCCACATGAAAGTTGCCTGTTCTCCACTCGCGGATTCGGTCAGCAACGAGTTCCAGTCGCCGTTGTGCTCGGACCAGCGCATTTGAATGCTGCTCCATTCCATGGTCCTTAGGCCTTCGTTGTTGGAGTTGCAGGGCGATTACATTCCTTTTGGCGCGGAAGTCGATGACTCCTTGACGCGCCGCCTGCACAGCCCACTGCTTCATTATCTTTGCTATCGGCTCTAGAGCTGCTTCGTGATCGATGAACCAGTAATCCTTCCCGTCGAAGATGAAGTTGCGAATGTGTCGATCAGGATTTGCAGCGAGTTCGTCCCACACTGCACCGTTTACCGCCACCGGTTGTTTACAAAGCTGATGCCAAATGTACTCTTCGGCAGCTTCGTCATCCATCAGCCGCGTTGCACTGTCGTCGGGCCACTGGTGAAGGCTGCCGAAGCAGAGGAAATCCGCGCTGTTCCCGAGCGGCCGCGCGGTTGAAGGCAGTCCCGGTAGCTGGTCACGTTCAGCGAGTACGACCACGCCATGAGGAATCGGGACGTGAAGCTCGGATCCGGCTACCGCGCACGCCAGCTCAATGGAGAGTTTCACCTGTCCACTCATCCACTTTAGGGCGACAGGCACCGAGGGTTCAGTGCAGCCCGGCACCTGCACCTGGCCGCGCCAGACCTTGTGCACTTGGCCTGCAAATACCGGCAAACCACCTGAGTTGAGGCGTGCGAGAGGCGGTCGACTGGTGTCTTTTGGATCGAGACCTGGGATCATGCGTTCTCCTTAGGTGCATCTTAATCCCTAGTGCAACTACCCTCAGAGTCCAGACAGTGTCCGCAACCTGTGCGGATTGGCCGGCGGAACATGGCGCCGCCTGTGACGTACGCTTTCGGTCGACCATAAGCCGCCCTCGCGAGTCACTACGAGGTCATTAACGCCTCCCTTGTCGCCTGATTGTCGAACGTCACCCCATCCGACTCGCGGATGGCTTTTTTGCTCGCCCATTCCTGCCAGCGGCGGACAATGACGTCGACGTACTTTGGATCCATCTCGATCAGCCGCGCACAACGCCCCGACTTCTCGCACGCAATTACAGTGGTGCCCGAGCCACCAAACGGATCGAGCACCATGTCCCCAGGCTTGCTGGAGTTGCGTATCGCACGCTCCACCAGTTCCACCGGCTTCATGGTCGGGTGCAAATCGTTCTTGTGCGGCTTCTTGATTTGCCAGACGTCGCTTTGATTGCGGTCACCGCACCAGTGGTGCTTACCGCCCTCGGGCCAGCCGTACAAGATCGGCTCGTACTGGCGCTGGTAGTCTGAGCGTCCCATCGTGAACGTATTCTTGGCCCAGATGATGAAGGTCGACCACTTGCCACCGGCCACACGGAACGCCTCCTGCAAGACATCGAGCTCGCTGGAGGACATCGCCACGTAAATGGCGCCCCTGCTGTGCGCGACGGTCGGCGTCAGGGCCGCCAGGAGAAAGTCATAAAACCCTTCGCCCAGGTTGTCGTTCAGGATCGAGCGGTTCTTGCCGCGCATTTTGTCCTTGGCGCTGTTGGCGTAGTTCACGTTGTAGGGTGGATCCGTGAAGACCATGTCGACCTTTTGGCCGGCAAGCAGCAACTCAAAACTTTGTGGGTCTGTGGAGTCGCCGCACAGCAAACGGTGGTTGCCGAGCAGCCAAATGTCGCCTGCACGCGAGACCGCGGCATCCAACACCTCGGGGGCCGCGTCATCATCCGTTTGGCCCTCATCGCCACCTTCCTCGCCCTCGAACAGATCGGCAATGTCGTCCACGTCAAAGCCGGTGAGCGAGAGATCGAAATCGTCATTGCGCAAGGCATCGAGTTCCAGGCGCAGCATGGCATCGTCCCAGCCCGCGTTCTCAGCAATCCGATTGTCGGCAATGACCAAGGCGCGACGTTGTGTCGGACTCAGGTGCTCTAGCACCAGGACCGGAACCTGTTGCAGGCCTAGCTTTTGAGCTGCCGCCAGGCGCCCATGCCCCGCCACGATGACGTCATCCGAACCCATGAGGATCGGGTTGGTAAACCCGAACTCGACAATGGATGCGGCAATCTGGGCCACCTGGCTCTCGGAGTGTGTCCTGGCATTTCGGGCATACGGAATAAGCGCATTGATGCTGCGGTATTCAACGTTGAGCTTGACGGTCTGTGGCATGTGGTCGCTGAAAGTAAAAAAGCCCGCCACCGCGTCAAACGCGGGCGAGCTTTAGATGAAATGCCTGGCGGGGTATTCAGAAGCCGCATGGGGGTGCAAACCTGCAAACCCTGCAAACCTCGGTTTGCAGCCTATCGCTAGAGGACTCTTGCGCTGTCCCCCCCCGCATACCCTTTTGGGCAGGAAGGACCCATCAGATTTCCGGAACAACCCTCAGGGCTCCAACCATCAAGCGCCATCAGGAGTTAGCAGCGATCTGCAACAGTCACAGTGGTCGGTCGCGCGGTCTTTGTCTTGATCTGCATCGCGCACCTTTTGCAACCATAGCCGTGAATGTAGGGTAATCCGGGGTCATTTGGGACACCCGCTTTTGACCCGCTTTTGTCATCCGTTGGCAGGCTTACGCACGGCTCCGATACGCTTGTCAATATTGCTCAAGTTCCTTTTCATTTGCCATCGTTCAGTGTGCTCAGGCGCTGCGCCACACTCTGCAGTGCCACTTGCCAGTGACGCTGGGCGGTCTTTGTGCAGCAGGCAAAGCGAATGCTGATCTCACGCCAGCCATAGCGCTTGGCCCGCATCCAGACCAGGTGCCGTTGATCGAGTTCGAGCCACTGCACCCAGCGCATGACCTCGAGCATGGCGTCGACCTCAGCGGGACTGGGCTGGAAGTGCATTTTGGGACGCTCGTCGGCGGACATGCGTTCCCACTCCGAGCGCACAACCGCGGGCCACAGGGTGAAGTAGCCCTGCACGCGAACGGGAGGCAGGCGGCGTGCTGTGCTGGCAGCCTCCTCGAAGCGGTGGGCCACGTCCTCGGCGGTCCAGTTGGTCTTGGTGTTAGCCATTTCGCCTGCCTCCCTCGCCGAACAGCCGCTCGCCGATGCGTTTGACAAACGCCTGCTCCACGAAGTCCAGCCGCTCGTCTGTGTCGCTGACCACCAGGATGTGCTGCTCACGCCAGCCCGTGCGTTTGACTGCGTCCAGGTCGGTGACCTGGGGCTGCAGACGACCCAGGGGGCATTGGTAACGATGGGGTGTGATCCTCATGTCAAAGCTCCTGTGTTTCGATGGCCCATGCGAGCAGCGCCAGGGCGTCGGCCTCGTTGTCGTCGGTGACGGGGTGGCCCTTGGCACGCATGGCAGCGATGACCTGTGCCTTGCCTGCGTTGCCCTTGCCGGTGGCGTGGCGTTTGATGGTGCCCACCGGAACGCCCTGGTACGCAATACGGTGGTGCTCGCACCACGTGGTGAGCGTGGCCATGAGGCCGCCGTACACGTGCGCTGCATCGACACCGTTGTGACGACGCACCTCTTCGAAATAGATCGAATGGATTTCACCGGCCGCGCCCTGAATCTCCGAGAGCCAACGCTTGAAGCGCAGGTATCGCATGCCACCACCTTCAAAGCGTTGTGGCTTGAAGCTCACAAAGCCATGTGCGATTTGACCGTCGCGTGCACGCAGTGCCCATCCGGTGGTGGTGCCCAGGTCCAGAGCCAGCACCACCAGCCGAGTGGTCGGCTGCGTTTCACCGTCCGTGGAAACACTCCGACGTAGGTCAGAGGGAACTGCAGTTCCCTCTCCTACGTAGTAGGAGGGAGAGTTTTCTCCAACTTCGATATTCCCGGAAACCCAATAGCCATGCGGGTTTGCGCCAGTTGGCAAGTTGGCAGCGTTGCCAACTGCCAACATTGCCAACTTTGAGCTAAGTTGTTGATTCGTAAACGAATGAAGTTGGCAAGGGTCTGCCAACATACTCCAGTTGGCAAAAGTGGGGTTCCAGTTGGCAACGGTTTTGCCAACTTGACGGTGCGGGTTCATGTGGACTCCTTTGGGTCGTTGATGTCATCTTGGTAAACCCACACATCGGGGTTCTCCACGGGCATGGCGGCCCCCGATTGCGGGCATTTGTAGTGGGTGGGAAGCACGGCAAGCGCGCGAATCGGTAACTCGCCAGTGACCGGGTCCGGCGTGACGCCAGGCATGTGCAGAACCATGCCTTCGACGCACAGGTAGCCAAACTTGCTGCGTCCGCAGGACGGCAAACCGTGGTCCTTGCCATTGCGGAAATACTTGATGTAGCCCTGGGTGGACAGGACCGACAGTCGCTCGCGAATCGTGCGCTCACCGCCCAGGCCCGCCTTGCCCTCAAAGGACTCGGCAAATTGATTGCCGGTGAAAGCGCGACCCTGTGCGGCCTCTTCAAACAAAATCTGAAGAATCGCGTCGCGCTTGCGACGACGCTCCGCATCCAGCCGTTCGCCGTATTCCTTCAGAACCAGCCTATCGTTCACATCCACCTGACGCCATTCGTCATTGATCTTGTCGACGAACTTGTTGGGAATGGCTGGGCCGTTGCGCAACTCATAGATCAACTGCCGGGTGCTTCGCGCCTCGTCAGGACGCTGCAGCAACATACCTGTGGAGTAGTAGCCGCGCAAACTGCCCGCTCCGGCTAAAGCCTGAAACGGGTCCTCCTCGAACTGCTTCTTGGACAGTTTTTTGGTGTGGTGGGCCAGGATCACACCGGCATCGAGATTGACCTCCCGGCGGATCCGATCCACCCGCTGCGACAGAAAGAACAGCATGGCGCCGTTGTCGTTCTCACCCCCGGCATCGCCACCATCAAAGACGTTGCGAATCGGGTCGATGACGATGATGTCAGGCAGCGGTCCGCCAAAGGCTATCTGGATGGTCGGAATGATCTGGGCGAGGCCCGCATCATTGAGCAGCGTTTGAAGCTGGGGTGTGGCGACAAAATTGATCCTGGCCAACTCCAGCGCATGCTCTGGCAGCCGGATCCTTTTGGCCCGCTCGCGCAAGTAGTGGTACTGCACCTCGGCCTGCAGATAGAACACCCGTAGCGGTCGCGCTGGCGACATCCCCAAAAATGGCAGGCCAGCCGACATGTGGGTAAGCCAGGCCAGCAGAAAATCACTCTTGCCAACCTTCGGCGCGCCGCCGAAGACCAGCATGCCGCCTGGCGTCACAACACGTGGCGCGATCAGGTCATCGGGCAATGGTGAGTCATCATCGAGCAGTTGACCCAGCGTGAAACTTGGCAGCATCGGGGCAGACGCCTTGACGACTCGGCGCTCGCCATCTGCGATGAACGCTGCACAGTCAAACCCTTCGGCCACGCCGTCAGCAGCATCCCACTTGTCGGGCTTGTCGATGGGTGGGACCAGAATCGCCACGCAATTGCAGCCCGCCAACGCGCAGGCCTTGGCCGCGTTTTCTGCGTACTCCCAACCTGGCGGATCCCGATCTGGCCAGATCAGGACATCCTTACCTTTGAGCGGCCTCCAGTCGGTCTTGTCGACCGGCGCCTTTGCGCCGTTCATGGCGGTGGTGGCCACCATGCCAGCACCGATCAGTGCATCGGCACACTTCTCGCCCTCCACCAGCACTACCGCGCGCGAGGTTGAAATCCTCGGCAGGTTGTAGAGCGGCCTCGGATCGGGCGCACGCCACATACGTGCACGGACATCCCAGGGGCGAAACTCCTTACCCGTGGGCGGGTCATACCGGTAAATGCAGGCAATCAGTTCGCCCTGAGCCGTGCAGTAGTCCCACTTGGCTGTGTAGGGCCCCAACTCATCGACCGGCACACTGCGCGCATCACGCACGACCGGTCGATTGAGCGGCGGTGCAATGCCCAGCCACAGCCGGATCTCATCGACCACCCGCCGAAAGTCAAGCCGCGCGGACAAGCCTTGCGACATCGCCCAAAGATCGAGGGTGTCGCCACCATCATCCGTCGAGAAGTCCTTCCACAGCCCACGCCTGCTCCCTTGTAGCTCGACCACCATGCTCTTGCCCGGCGTGCCGTCAATATCGCCGACGTAGAACTTGTTGCCCCGGATCCGACCATGGGGGAACAGGTAGTGGAGAACGGATTCAAGTCGGTCCAGGAGCGCCGATCGCAACGCCTCGGTATCCGCAGTCAGATCGTCACGTTGGTCGGAAGCACTGTTGTAGTCAAGCCAGACAATGCTGCCCTGGGTCATGCATCCCTCCAACACCTGTCCTGCCAAGCGCAGAACTTGCACTCCAGATGGGTGGGGGTCGTGGTGTGACGTGGGAGCACTTCACCGGCGGCGGTTGCGGTCAGCACGCGCACGCCACGATCGGACATGCGCTGCGCTAGCCCGGCATCAAACGCCAGCAGCTCAAACCAGATCTCCTGTGTGTCCTTGTTGACGGCCGTAAACAGAGCCGGGTTGTCTGCAACGCCCGGCACCGACGCCTGCATATAGGCCTGATAGACGGCAACCTGCGCCGCATAGACTGGTTTGGACTTGGCAACTCCCTGTTTGACGGTGTCGCGCCAGGACTTGTCGTTCATGGTCTTGAACTCCCAGATGGCGGGATATGCCATGCCGAAATCACCCAGCTGCGCAGGACCAGCATTCAGGATGCCGTCGACGTGACCCTGTATCCGACCGCCCGCCACTGAAAAGCCAAACTGACCGCCCTGGGCCTTGCGGGTGTACAGATCGAACCCAGCCAGTCGAAGCCAGCGGATTGCCAGGTCCTCCAGCGTGTGGCCCACTTCAAATATGCGCAGCAGACGGCCGGAGAAATCGCGTCCATCGTCGACCGGCGTGCGCGTGTACTCGTATTGCAATGCGCGTTCACAGGCAACACCCAACCGGGATGCACCCAGGTAATTGCGTGGCACCTGGCACTCGCGCTCACGGGTCAGTCCTTGATCGATCAAGACGCTGATCTGCTCGTCAAGCTTGGGGCGATGATTGAAGTCAAGCGTCACGGCATAGCCCCCGCCGAGGAAGCCGTCTGCTGGCTGGCAATACGCTGCTCGAGGAACGCTCGATCCTTGGCCGCCATGCGCTCGTGCTCGATGAGCATGTGCGACTGATAGGCAGACACCACCACGTCGACCAGGGTCAAGACTTCTTCGCGGCTGTAGTCGGCCAGTGGACGCCCCATGCCGATCTCGCCTACATACTCACCCAAAGGCGATAAGCAAGATCGCATTGCGGTGACTTCCATTTCCGTGGGATCAATCATCTGACCCTCCGTTTTGTTCATGATTTGAGAGAAGGCGTTCTGGCACGCCATGGAGCAGAACACCCACCGATCCGAATACCGGGCAGGGTCGCTACGGCGCAAGCGGGCGTTGAACCACCCCAGCCCCTTGGCTTGGCGACTGCAGACTGCGCACTTCACGCGGCCGCCCGGTAGCTGTCATTGGCCGCCACGACCAGGCGTTGGATCTGTGCCTTGTTGAACTGGAAGGACAACAGGGCAGATGCCTGGTAACGCGTCAGGCTGAAATCGGCACGCAGCGCCTCTGGCAAGTAGCGCAGTTGTTTTTCTGTCGGTGCCTCGTTGAGCCAGCGCCGCGTTTTGTGTGCAGAGTCTTCAGATTCATGGTCGTTGAGCCAGTCGTCGGCCTTGGCCATACACACGGTGCGCTCGCCAACTGCCAAAAGATGCGTTCCCATCCCCTGACCGCCACCGACTGCGTGCCAGCGTCCGGCGAGGAAGAAAATACCGCCCCAGGCCGAGAATCCGGTTGCCATCAGTGCGTCGTCGCAGCCGAACAGGTCACACCAGCGAAAGTTCGAACGCTTAAGCAGATCGATTTCGCTCATCACGAAGTCACTCAAGACACCGCCATCTTGCGGTTGGCGCTCCCAGACGTGGCCGCAGAACGGGCACTCCATGACCGCCAACGGGACAATGGCGCCACATTCCGGACAGTCTTTGGTGAGCGCCTCGCCATCATGCTGGTGGCCGTCCAAATTGACGTCCTGCTCCAGGGCGCCATGCATCAGGCTGGCCGTGCCAAAGTCGAGCACGATGCAGTCTGTTTTGATGACGTGGGGATATTCCTCTGGATCTACCGTACGCAAGCCCCGGCCCACCATCTGAATGAAGGTGGACTTGTAGGAACTTGGTCGCAGCAGAACGACACAGGCTGTCGGAGTGAAGTCATAGCCTTCCGTCAGGATGGCCACGTTGACAATGACCTGTGCATCACCGCACTCAAAGCTGGCAATGCACGCCCTTCTTTCTCCGTCCGGCAGGTCACCGTGGATCAGCACTGCCGGCACTCCGGCCGCATTGAATCCATTACACACACTTTGCGCATGGGCAACAGTCGAGCAGAACACGATGGTCTTTCGGTCGCTGGCCTTCTCCTTCCAGTTCTTAATGACGGCATCGGTGATCAAGGTTTTGTTGAGGATGGAGGCGACTTCGTCCATATCGAAGTCCACGGCCGTGCGTCTTACCTTACTCAGCGCTTCCTGCGCACCAACATCAATCACGAATGTGCGCGGCGGCACCAAGTGCCCGCTGGCGATCATTTCGCCCAGCGTGATCTGGTCGGCAAGGTTGGAAAACACATCACGCAGGCCCTGGCCATCACCCCGGTTAGGGGTGGCAGTCAGGCCGCAGATGGCCGCACTGGGGTTGCGGCTGTGCACCTTGTCGATCACAGCCCGGTAGCTTGGCGACGCCGCATGGTGGGCTTCGTCGATCACCAGCAGGTCCAGTGTCGGAAGCTGGTCCAGGTTCGCCCCCTTTGAGAGGGTCTGCACCATGGCAAAGGTGGCACGGCCGGACCAGGATTTCTCATTGGCATCGACCACCGAAGTGGTCAACCCCGGATTCACCCGAGAGAATTTGGTCCGGTTTTGATCTGTGAGTTCGGTGCGATGTGCAAGGATGCACGCTTTGGCGTCGGGCTCAGCCAACACACTGCCAGCAACCGCCGACAACATGATAGTCTTGCCCGAGCCTGTCGGCGCCACCGCCAGCGCGTTGCCGTGCTGACGCAACGCCGCCAGCGTACGCTCTACCAGTTGGGTTTGACGGGGACGCAGCATCATGGCGGCGACTCCTTACTGCGCCCAGCTGGGACGACCCGGCACAGGAGAGCGGCCGGTAGCCTGCGCATAGGCATTCGGCGCAGGTGTTGCCTGAGGTGCAGGTGCAGACGGCTGACGAGCGGTGCCCATGAGAGCTGCGTAGTCTTTGTGGTCCGGCGTCACGGCCGACTTGATGACGCTCTTGTCCTGACCGTTCTGATCCTTGTCCCAATCGACTTTCCCGAGGAATTCGATGCCCTCCAGGTCAGCAAAGCCGCTGATACGCCTTGCGTTCTGTGCTGCCGGACTGCTGTCACTCGGGTGGATGCCACGTGCCGAATTGAGGATGGCCTTCACAAAAGTACGGCCCATGTTGGCCCACTCCGGTCCCTTGGGGCTGTGCAGGCCGATGAGTGACCACATCTTGCGGCGCGCGAATGCACCGTCCATCACCACAAACTCACAGTTCAGATAAACCGAGCCCGTGCTGGTATTGCGGGTGGCGAAACCACCGGTCCAGCCCTGTGCAGCATCGTCGTGGCCACCGGGTTTGATGGTCATACGCACGCGCACCACGGTCCCCTTGGGGATCAGGTCGAAGGATGTTTGTTCGGAAGCAGAATTGAAATCGAAGTAAGTCATGATCAGATCTCCTGAGAGGCAATGGATTCGGGGGTGGCGGGTGTGCCAGGGGTACTGGCGGAGGCGCCGGTAGTTCCGGCAGTGGATGTAGCGGCGGAAACGGGGCGAGCAAAATCGAGTCGCTCGCTGGCAGGCTTGGCGGGGCCCGCGATCTTTTCCATGAGGCGACCCAGGTGCGGTTCCTCAATCGGGTCGAGACGACCAGAACGATCCTTGGCCGGGTAGCCCCAGGAATTCAACGTGTGGCAGACGAACGCGCGGTAGTTTGCCCCGTCATCGCCCTTGAGCTCGGCGAGCGTCACGACTTCATCGACGATTCCTGGCAATTCAAGGCCGGTCTTGGACCCGTCGATCTGCAGCGCAAAAACACGGCGATTGAAATCATCGAGTGACTCGTTGAGGATGCCGACGAACCAGACATTCTTGCGACGGGTATGCTGCAGATGGGTGAGCCACCCGATCATTTCCTGTCCCATCAAACCGTAGGCACCGCGGCTGTCAGGCTTACCGGTCTTCTCAGAGTAGGCCTGGGGCTGACCCTTACTCCATTGCAGGCACAGGCGTCCGGCAACGGTGATCGAGTCCACAAACACGGTGTCGTACTTATCCAGTACCACCGGATCACCGAAACGCGCGCACACGGCATCAAAGTGGGCCTGGCTGTAGGGCTGGTCCTCGCGCAATGCTGGGTTCGGGCCGCCGATGAAAACGGCAAAATCGCGGCATTCCTGCCAGGTGCGAGGACGGATCGTGTCGCCCGCGTAACCTTCGACTGCCAGGTCGCCAGCCTCGAGATCCATGAACAAGGTGGCGATCGGATTCAGGGTCCACAGTTGCGACGTCTTGCCAATGCCGGACTTGCCGACCAGCACACCCTTGACGCCACGACGCTCGGCCAACCGCTGATCGGCGGTGATGATGGGCAGACTCATTTGCGCATCTCCTCATCAGACAGGGATGCAAAAGCCTGGGCAATGGTTGTTGTGCCCACCGCACCGCGCCCGCGTGCAGCCTCGTACAACTCCTTCAATGCACCGGAGCGGCGCATGATTGCGCTGCATTCCGCCTCAGTGCCTTGAATGGCAAAGGCAATGTCATCAATAGTCGCGTCGGTCAACTGGCGAATCACCTCATCAGGACGCGTTGTGCCATTTGCAGGGATGCGAACGGCATCAGGCAAGTAGGCCGAATGAAAAGATTGATGCTTGCGCAACCGCGACATCAACGACTTGCGAACGCTGAGCGCAGCGACGCTAGGTTTGAATTCCGTCGCCTCGGTGCTGGCCGTCTTTTGGAAAATTGGGAACTGCATGCTGATTACTCCTGAATGAGTGCGAGACGGAAGCTGGGCTTGCCGGTTTTGAGGGTGCGTGCCTCTACAAAGGCAGACTTGAGGGACTCAGGCCAGGCGCCGAACTTGGTTTCGGACACGCGGTATGTGATTTCCACGTACTGGGCGGGGTCGTCGCCATTGGCGGCGATGCGACGAGTGATTTCAGCCAGCTTGGACTGATTCCATTCGACCTTCTTGGGCAGGTCGGCAGTAATGCACACACGGCCATCGTCAAAGTGCACGACGCCAGTGTCTTTGCCAGCTGCCAGGCGAAGACCATGGGCACGTTCGGCGTACTTGAGATCCAGAGCACGATCGACGTGATCTTGGGTGGACTTGGCGGTTGACTGCTGATCGACGGCTTCGTTTTTCAGATGGAACAAGACGTCGCTGGAATACGCTGCCAGATCTCCGGCGGGTGTGGCGAGCGCCTGCTCAAGTGTCAGGCGGCTCATACAGCACCCCCTGCATCTGCGCGCTCAGAGGTGCTCTTGCGCAGGCTGTCGGTCTCGAACGCTTCCACGTCCTCGATGCGGTACAGTACGCGCCCTTGCAGTTTCAGAAATACCGGCCCGATGCCTTCGGTCCGCCAGCGTTCCAGTGTGGCCTCGCTAACGTCCCAACGGTCGGCCAAATTGCGCTGGTTGAGGTGTTTGGTACTCACGTTTGTGTCCTTTCAGGTAGTTGCTAAAACGTGAGGTCATCGTCGGATTTGTGATGTACGGGCGTCAGCCACCGCTATGTACGGGCTGATGTACGGGCGCGACATTTGCGGGTGCTTTGGTGCGCCAGAAAGCAAAAAACCGCCAGAAGGCGGTTGTGCGTGATGCGGCGTGATGGCGCTGGTGGGAATGTCAATCCAGCACAAAACCGTACATGCCGTTTCCGTCGCTGCCGATGTAGTCCTGCCAGACAGGGTTACCGGCAAAGATGTTTTGAATTCGCTGGCTACGGCCCACCTTCTGCGCGCCGTACACGAACGCCAGAATTTCGTGTGCGGGCACGTGCCAACGATCAACGCAGGCTTGCTCAAACAAGTACTGGACCACCGCAATCTGGCGCTTGCCCTTGATCGCCCAAGGCTCAATCTGTTTCGTCGCGATCACCAGTGTGCTGGAGTACGAATCAAATCGCACCGGCAGCGATTTCTGAACCGTTTGCCCGGCCGGAGCAGTCATGAGCCGATGAATCAGATCGACGTCAAGGATGCGACTGGTAGCACGTTCGAGGATCACTGCGTTCACAGGCACGATGCGGTACTGGCGCGGCAGCGATATGAAGTCAGGAAGGCGCTGTCCACTTGTCAGGATCAATCCTTGATCGGGCAGCGACGGCGATTGAAAATACCGCAGCACATCTCTTGTGCGCTGTGCAAGCTCGCGCACGAACCAGACGTCCACGAGTGCGGCGCCGATGCGTGTCTTTCCGAGATGCCACAGAACACCATCAATGGCAGGCGCATCAATGCCGCGCCGTAACGCCTGAGCAATGCCGAGCAGGGTCGCGATCTGATTCAGGAATTCTGATGGTCTGACGCAGTAGACACCGACGTCGGCGGCTGGCACGTATTTGATGCGAAACGTCTCAGGGCAACGGTAATGGTATCGCCCGGGATCCTCATCCTCGTTCAGTTCAACTGCGACAAGATCGTCCCCGCATGGTGCCGGATACATCCCGGCATACCCGGTGCATTCGGTCCACGCCATCGCTTCGCCGCGAGAAAGCGAGGACCCGCCAAAGAGGTCCCAGCCAGGGATGCCTCGCAAACGCTGTCCTTGACCATCAGTGGTCGACTGACTCGATCGCTCGAACCAGCCGGCCAACTCAAGCAGCGATGGCGTCGACAGAGTCTGCGCCGGCATCGCCGATCACCTTCACCAGATTCCACTTGGCAAGAAGCCGGTCGCACAGCGCGCGGTCCTTCTCGCGTTTGGTCTTGACGTTGCACCTGTTGTCATCACGCAGTACGACACTGATTGTGCGTGCACGGTCAACGCCAACTTTCTTCAGGCGGATGGACAGCCGAGCGTAATTCAGGTGATGATTGCTGAAATCAAACGTCGGGCCCACCAGTGATCGAGCTGCCGAGTAGATGTCATCGGCATCGTTGCTCCAGATCTTGACGAGCAGCGATCGGTGCGCGCCACCAGAATACCCAAGCTCAGTGACTTTCACGGACACTACGTTCTCGCCAGTCAGATCGAAGTTGCGCACGGCTGCCAGGCTCTGGTAGTTGTACTGCTTGATCGGGATCTTCTCGCCAGAGATGGGGGACTGGAGCAAGCAGTCGGCGGCAAAACCAGCCAGAGCTTCCCGCCCGTCCGAACCCCTGGACAGAACTTCCAGGTGACCGTTGGCAGGTTCATACGTGATGTGCGACGAGACCGCCCGGACCACTTCCTGAGCTACAAGTTCACTGGCTTGGACACAGTCCATGATTTCAGGCGGCCGGTTGTGGTGGATGCTGATCTGGTACAGGTCAACGTCTTCGCCAGTGTCGGTGTCCGGGCGCAATCGATTGAAGATCTGGATTGCAACGGCGTCCGCTGCGCAACCGTAGTGGGCAGCGACCTTCTGGTGGAACGCGGCCCTGGCCACCAGATCGGTTTTGACGGCCAGCTTGGATGGCGCGACAAAGCCAGAATAGCAGGAAGCGCTTTGACGGAAGACGTCGGCCTGCCGTGCATCGACTGCATCCTTGAACAGCTTGGGCTCATTGACGTACAACCAAAGTGCGCGTTCGTACTGGTTCTTGAGGATGCCAAAAGCGGCCTTGTCTGCTGCGTGGACGATGTCGCCCTTGAATCCATCAATGACGTCCTGGCCAGCACCGTCCGACAGCAGCACGATGCGCTCGGCCAATTCCTCCATCTTTTGGCGCTTGCCCACCGCGAGCGCGGACAGATCTGCCTCCATGACTGCCCGCTGCTCGCGTCTCCCCTGCTTGAGATCCAAGACGGGCATGCTCACGCCAAATTCGCTGGCGATGAATTCGCCGAAAACTGCCGGCGGCAGATGACCAAGCAACTTCGACAGGTTCTCCGAATCATTCATTTCCATCACCTTCCTGAGGTTCTATCCGGTTGGGTTCAGCCCGGGTGGCCCCTTCTTCTTGTTGGGGTTGGCAGACCGCATATGTTCGGTACACCGAACGATTGGGATTATTTCAGACTGAAAAGGAGTTTGTCAAGCAGGTACGAATTCGTTCGGTGTAATGGTAATATTCGCGAACATTACAGGACAAATTGGGAGGATAAAGTGCCATCACCACTAGGTGACAAGATCCGCCTACTGCGAAAGCGAAAAAAGCTCAGCCTCGAGCAATTGGCCGATCTCACCGAATCCAGCAAGAGCTACATCTGGGAGCTGGAGAACAAGGACGACCCAAAACCGTCGGCCGACAAGATCGGCAAGATCGCGACAGTGCTCGAGGTCACGACCGAATTCCTGCTTACCGAATCGACGGCATCCCCTGGCGAGGAAGTCATCGATGAAGCCTTCTTCCGAAAATACAAGGGCATGCCGGACGACACCAAGAAGCGGCTGCGCAAGATCCTCGACGCATGGGATGACGACGAGTGACCGAACGCAAAATGCCAATGGCGCAGGCCAACCGAATCTCGTCCATGCTCAACACGGTCCTGGGGGCGAACCGCTTTCCGGTCAAGGTGGACGAGGTCGCGATGGAGTATTCCCGGCAGTGCTTTGCCGACTCGCCTGTGGGCAAGGTCCTGGGCGACGATCTCGAAGGTTTGGAAGGAATGCTCGCGGCCAACAAGGACCGCTCGAAGTGGTTGATTGTCTACAACAGCGCCGTGCGGTCCGAGGGACGCAAGCGTTTCACGATCGCGCACGAGTTCGGTCACTACATGCTGCACCGCCACGACCAGGATCGGTTCGAGTGCGGTGACGACGACATTGAGACCGGTGACGGCAACGAACAAGACATCGAAACTGAGGCTGACAAATTTGCATCGACCTTGCTGATGCCACTGGACGATTTCAGGAGGCAAGTCGATGGGCAGCCGATCGGCTTTGATTTGCTTGGCCACTGTGCCGATCGTTACGGCGTCTCATTGACAGCTGCCGCATTGCGTTGGATCGAAATCGCTGACAACCGTGCCATCCTGGTGGCCAGCCGAGACGACCACATGCTGTGGGCAAAATCGAACCAAGCGGCGTTCAAGTCTGGCGCTGTGTTTGCGACCCGAAAACACACGATCGAATTGCCGCGTGACGCTCTTGCCCACAGCGACAACTCTTCAGGAACCAGCCAGGCCCAATCGATCCGCGCCAGGTCCTGGTTTGCGCGCGAGCCCTCCTACGTCGAGCTGACAGAGATGACCAAGGTCGCCGCCAACTACGACTACACACTGACCCTACTGTTGATGCCGCAAGCCGAGTGGCGCCAACCGCAGCACGAAGATGCAGAGCCGGAGGAAGACGCCTTCGATCGCTTCATCAATAACGGCCAGTTCTCCGACAGAAAATAGGCCCAGTCCCTGTTGCGGTTTCGGCATTGACCCGCAGGGACCAGCACGCATCCGAAACTTCCTCATGGTGTCGGCGGCGGTCTTTTTGGACAATTTTGCTTCAAGCAAGTTGGACAACCAGGACCGCCACCCGATGCATGAAATCAACCACACTCCACCTGAGCGTATGACGCCCGAGCAGCGTCGACGCGAAATTGCGTCGCTGCTCGCGCGTGGCCTGGCACGCTTGCGCATGGCTTCGTTGCCACAGCCCGCAAAAATCCTCACCGCAAGAGAAGTATCACTTGGCTTTTCTGGCAACCAGAGCGTTCATACAGACCCCGTCAACAACAGATATTCGGAGTCCTGATGAGATCGCAAAAACCCATGCCCGCCACACCGCCATCGGTGATGTCACAGATCGCACAGTTGCCAGAGCTGGCCATGCCCGAAATTAAATCCCTCTGGAAGAGACTTTTTCATGGCGACACGCCTACCCACAACCGGCAGTTCCTGGAACGTCGGATTGCCTACAAGTTGCAGGAGATCGAGTTTCGCAAGGTGGACCCAAACCTGCTGGATCGCAACAAGCGCCGCATTGAGTCCCTGATCGAGACAGGCAAGGTCAAGACACGCGATCCGGACTACCGCCCGATCGCTGGCACGATGCTCACCCGCGAGTACCAAGACAAGGAATACCGCGTGATCGCCACGGCCGATGGAAATTACGACTTCGATGGCAGGATGTACCAAAGCCTGTCACAGATCGCCCGTGAAATTACCGGCACACGCTGGTCGGGGCCACTGTTCTTTGGACTCAAGACTCGGGCGGCCAAGGCTGCGCCTGCCAGGAAGGGAGTCCGGACATGAGCGAAGTTCTGAAAAGGCGGATTCGTTGCGCGGTCTACACCCGCAAGTCCAGTGAAGAAGGCCTGGACCAGGATTACAACTCCCTTGATGCCCAGCGCGACGCAGGTCACGCGTACGTGGCCAGTCAACGTGCAGAGGGCTGGACTGCGGTCGCCGATGACTACGATGATCCGGCGTTCTCGGGCGGCAACATGGAGCGACCTGCGCTCAAACGCCTGATGGCCGACATTGAGGCCGGAAAAATCGATGTGATCGTGATCTACAAGATCGACCGCCTGACGCGCAGCCTGGCCGACTTTTCCAAGATGGTCGAGGTGTTCGAGCGCCGGGGCGTGTCATTTGTCTCGGTCACGCAGCAGTTCAACACCACCACGTCCATGGGGCGTTTGATGCTCAACGTCCTGCTGTCCTTCGCGCAGTTTGAGCGCGAGGTCACCGGGGAGCGAATCCGCGACAAGATCGCAGCCAGCAAACGCAAGGGGCTGTGGATGGGCGGCGTTCCGCCCTTGGGGTACGACGTTGAAAACCGACGATTGGTGCCCAACGTCAAGGAGGGCAAACTTATCCGTCACATCTTCCTGCGATTCGTGGAACTCGGATCAAGCACCACACTGGTCAAGGAACTCAGGCTTGACGGCGTGACATCGAAAGCGTGGACAACCCAGGACGGCAAAGTTCGGGAGGGCAAGCCGATCGACAAGGGTTTGATCTACAAGCTACTGGGCAATCGAACCTACCTTGGAGAACTCCGCCACAAGGACCAGTGGTACCCAGCCGAACACCTTGCCCTCATCACCCCAGCGCAGTGGGACGATGTGCACGCCATATTGGCAACCAACGCCCGTGTGCGGGGCAACCACACCCGCTCGAGCACACCGTTTTTGCTCAAGGGCATCGTCTTTGGCCATGACGGGCGGGCGCTGACACCTTGGCACAGCACAAAGAAAGCGACCGGAAAGAAATACCGCTATTACCTGCCCATGCGCGAGATCAAGGAGCACGCCGGCGCGTCAGGTTTGCCGCGTCTGCCGGCAGCCGAATTGGAATCAGCGGTGCTCGACCAACTTCGTGGCATTCTGCGTTCGCCAGACTTGCTCGGCAACGTGCTGCCACTGGCGATAGCGCTGGATCCAACTCTTGACGAAGCAAAAGTCACCGTCGCCATGACACGGCTCGACACCATATGGGACCAACTTTTTCCGGCCGAGCAGACCCGGATCGTCAGACTGCTGGTCGAAAAGGTGATCGTGTCCCCCAACAATCTTGAAGTGCGACTGCGGGCCAACGGCATCGAGCGACTGGTGCTGGAACTGCGTCCGGAAAAGGCTGAAGGCATGGATGCGGTACCGGCATGAGTGGGATCCTCATCCGCAAGACCGGCGCGACGGACGTCATGTCATCGAGTGATGGCAGGTTGACCCTGTCAGTGCCAATTCAGTTCAAGCGGCGCGGCGGACGCAAGCAAGTCACGCTGCCCCATGGCGCGGGCGGCCAGCCCCGGCCGTGGGACACGACCTCCACGGCGTTGCAACTGGCGCTCGCGAGGGGACATCGCTGGCTGGCAATGCTGGAGTCTGGCGAGGCCAAATCGCTACGTGAGATCGCCGCGCGGGAGGGCGTCGACAACAGCTATGTCAGTCGGATGGTCAACCTGACCACTCTGGCGCCGGACATCGTGGCCGCCATCTTGCTGAACGAATTGCCTGACCGTCTCACGTTGTTCGATCTGGCCAGCGATACGCCATTGTCATGGGATGCGCAGAGGGGCCTGCTGCATCTGCCCGCTGGGTAGCAAACTGGTGAAGCGAAGTTGCACGGTGGTCGGCTTGGTGCCTATTAACGACCGAGGCGGCTTGGGGGCGACCGGCTTCTTCACTGCGGTTGCAAACGTTCGAGTTAGCTGGATGAACTCAAGCCACCCAAAGGCGACACTCGCCACGGAACGAAGCAGCCGTTCATTGCTTGAGGTAAGGGGCATTCTCGGCGGAAGAGAGATTAATTTGGCGATATGTATTCAGCGCCAGCCCAAGCGTCTGCCTTGCGTACGAAACACTCAACCTAGTATGGCGTTGCGTCGGCGGAGCGCCATGAGTCGCGTCGTTTCGAGTTAGGACGAGTTCCCGCAGCAGCTTGATGGTCTCAGGCTGCAGCACGTTTGAGTGCCGACTTTGAAGAAAAGTGTGAATGCTGCCGGTACGAACCTCTCCATTCCTTTTTGTAGTCGATAGGTCTCGAAACTTTTGATTTAGGAACCATTCCAGTGCTGTGCAAATTCCAATGAGAGCCAACTCAGGTTCATCGTCAGTACAGAGCGCATGCAACGCCTGCAATCTGCGGATAAAGGGATCATCAGCTCTGATTGCGGAACCGACCGTATCCTTGATGTCCCTTAGGGACGAGCTAACAGGTTCCGGCGACGGGGCGGGCTCGACTAGACCGTTGAGTATCGGTATCGGAACACCTGCGCCGACAATTCGTCCAGGCGCGAGCATTGCGTGGTATCCATACAAATACGAGCGCTTTCGCACGTTGATCAGGGCAGATACGCTGTACGCGTTGAGCAAAGCTCTCGTGGCAGTTATTAGATGGTCTCGCATGCGTGCCGCTACGTCACGCTGAAAGTCGAAACCGGTCAATGGTCTGCGCCGGCGGCTCGGCTCACCCTGGGACACTTCTGGCAGACGCATCCAGTTCTCGACCATGTGAGAGCCAAGTTGCTCGTTGAGCGTTTTAAGGTTCCTCAATCTGGCGACGTAAAGCGGATGAACGCGCTCTCGTTTGTCTCCTAGACGAATGATCCCAACAAGCTGAGTGATCGTTGTACGCCCTCGGCTATCTTCGTCAGAGGAATCTAGGCTCTTTAGACGCCCAAAGCTGTCGATCGACATTCGAACCGGACGAAGCCATAGCTCAACGGTAGATCCTGAGCGATCGCCCGGCGCATCTACCTTTATGGCACCTAAGCCTAGGTCAAATGGAAGTTGCCCAAAAGCGGCAACAAACGGTCCGTGGCGGGTTTCTAAATCTACAGCGCACTCCAGAAGCAAGTCTGGTGACGTTGCCCCAAACTCCAGAAGTCTGTCCAGAAAGCTCGTATGTTGCGGAGAATCCGGCGGATTCAGAGTGACAACATCTTCGATAGTCCACGTTTGCGCGACGCGATGCAT